GTCTCACGTGAAGTGTTCACAAAGTGAGGTGTACCCCACCCACCCTGCACAGGGCGGTACACCTGGGGTGTGGAGTTGTTCTACACCTCTTGTGAGGTGCCGCGACCTGGCTGCCGCGAAAGAGGTGCTGTGCCAATGTTGTGCGGTTTGTGTTCACACCTCTTTGGAGGTGTCGCACTTGTGTACTGCACAGACCAGGTGAGGCCTGGCGGACCCACCCTTTGTGTACTGCGGACCTGAGCAGGTCTGCGCACTCTTGCGCACCTCCGACGGGGTGGAGGCGTGCCCACCTCGAAGGTAGTGCACGGCACCTCGCACGAGGTGGGTCGGGCGCATCGACCCGGGGTCGCGCACGACCTACACGACCCGATCGGGACACTTCAATAAAATGACCGGGTTAGCACGACCCGGGGTCCGCACGATGACCCGCCCCGTTCGTAGTGTCCGACGGGGCGGCACCGCCAACGGGGTGCGCAACGTCGCGTACCGCGAACGTAGTGTAGGACACTACCAACGGGGTGAGCACCGCGAACGTAGTGTAGGACACTACCGACGGGGTGAGCCCTGGCGGCACACCCACTAGGTAGTGTAGGACACTACGATCGAGGGAACCCGCACACTCGCTACCTTCTAGCGCTCGCGAGCGCTCGCGATCGGCGGAAGGGGCGCCCGATCCCTCCCGCGAACGTCGCGCGGAAGGGCCCTAGCGGCCCCGCCCGCGGGCGATCGGGACCGAGCCGCTAGACCCCTAGCGCCCCGCTCCTCCCGATCGCGCGGCGCTCGCGCTAGGGCCCTAGAACGCGAAAACCCCCTCGAACGTAGCATTCGAGGGGGTTCGCACAATACCTTCGGGTCAACGAAAAAGGGCCCCGGTCGTCCGGGGCCCTTCCGTGTAGTGCCGCGTTGGGGGTGATCTACCGGCGGGGCGGAAGACCCGCGTCCGCGTCGTCGATCCGCTCGATCGCCTCTTCCGCGGCGTCTAGGGCCTCCCGCGCCGCGTCGATCGCCCGGTAAGCCTCCCGGAGAGCGGCGATCCGCCGGGCCCATTCTCTCTTCGTCTCTTTCCGCACTACCTTCGAGGTGGTCATCTTCCGCACTCCCTTCGGGGTAAGAGAAAGGCCGGGGCCGTACCGCGCCCCGGCCCGGTGTACTACCTTCGAGGTGCGCTAGGCCCCGTAGGCCGCGCGGTGCGACGCCGCGCCCTTCCGGACGATCTCCGCGCGGTACCACGACGCCCAGTGCGAGGCGATCCCGGCCTTCGGGAACTTCCGCTTCGCGAGGGCGACGATCTCCGCGTTCTCCCGGCCGGGCTTCGCGAGAATCGTCTCGCGGAAGAACCGGGCGACGGTCCCGGGGCGGCCGAGGCCGTCCGACTTCGGGGCGGACTTCGCGGCGGGGCGCTTCGAGGACTTCGACGACTTCGAGGACTTCGACATACTACCTCCGGGGCTAGCCCGTTACCGGGTCGTAGCGAGAAGAGCGGCGAGGCCGAGACCGATGACGATCGGGAGGATTCCGAGGAGGCTAGAGATCATCGCGATACCTTCGGTCGGGGACATCGTACGCTCCGGTTTCGTCCCCTCCGGCCTATCCGGCGGGGAACGAGCGAAACTCTTTGCGATTGCCGTGCCAGCCGCTAACCCCGCGAAATGCGTTGAACGGACTAGTGCTTGTGGGGTGTCGAGCCGCTTTGCCCCTTCGGAGGTGCACGCAGCACTACCTTGGAGGTGCCCCGCCAGGAGGTGCGCACCGGTGCGCACTAGATGTTGTGGGCACCTCTTGTGAGGTGTTATGCTTGTGCAGTGGGGTCCAGGCGACCCAGTGCCTTCGGGTCACTCACAAGCTGCGCACCTCTTTGGCGGTGCGACACCGTCGCGCACCCCACAAGCACTGCACCTCATTCGGGGTGTCCTGCACAGGGCAGTGTCAATGGGGTGGGTCCAGGCTGACCTACCCGATCGCATCGACGCACCGCGTCAACACAAGTACACATCGAAAACACAAGCCTCCATTTTTTGCACAGTCGCCTATGAGGCTCTCGTTTTGAAATGAAATCCAATTCAGGAAATGCACTTCAACCACGTCAAAAAATTTTTAAAATTTGTGATTTCACAAAATGAAAGAGCCGGGCCTTCGCAAGCCCAGCTCCGATCATCACCCGATCACCGCCTGGCCTCAGTACACCTTCGGCTCCCAGCGCCCATCCTCGCGAGCCGTCTTCCTGTCATGGCATCTCTTGCACAGCGGCTGCCAGTTGCTCCTGTCCCAGAACAGCGTGAGATCTCCCTTGTGCGGCTGGATGTGATCGACGACTGTCGCTCGAGCACCGCAGCGAGCTGTCTTCACACCATCAACGACGATCCCCTCCCCTACGCACCACCTGTTGATCTCGAGGAACTCACGCGCAGCCTTCCGCCACTCAGACCCGTACAGTCTGGCGCTCGCGCTCGGCCTCCTGGCCTCAGCCTCATCCCTGCGCTTCTTCGCGTGCAATTCGCAATGTCCCTTGCTCACACGCTCAGGACAACCTGGCGTGGCACACGGCCTCTTCGCTTGGAAAGGCATCTCTCCTCCTCGGGAGGATCCTAGCGTGCTGCTGCGGAGTGGCTGTCATCACGATCACCAACGTCCGAACGGCACCGTTTGAAGGCGTCGTGTTTTCTGAGATGAAAACATTTCACCCCTACCCCTACCCACAAGGGACTCCTTGTACCCTCTAGGGATCGACTGTGGGTCCGCAATCTAGTCGTAACCGCTTCTCTCCCAGCGGTTTCCTCACGATATGGTTTCGACGGTTTCGACTGCGGCGGGAGGTCGTAACCGGCGCGGAGCGCCCTCTCTGCCAACGAAAATAGCATCGCACGGTTACGACGTTTCGACTTTCTTCCAACTTATATGCGAGAAGAACTCTCTCTACATACCCTCCTCCTATAGGAATACCTTGGCGAAAAGTCGAAACGTCGTAACCTCACGACATCGTTTCCCCTCTCTCCCAGCGGTCAGATCGCCGGTTACGACCCCACGTACAAGGTCGAAACCCGTCGTAACCGTCCTAACTGGTTGGACATTTCGAGATCGTCCGCTGAAGCGGACATCGAAAAGCCCTGCAAAACGCCGCATTCAACTACCAGTCCTGATCGGACGCACCGTACTGGCACACTCACCGTTGATGGGCGCGCCGCGCCACTCCTCTCCCGCCGCTCGACGCTCCGTACGTGCTCACTCCAAACCAGGGTCGGCTCCGCCTCATACCGCACCCCCTCCCGTCTGGCTCATTCTTCTGGACAATCATCTTCCGAGTCGTTCCAGCGATCCGATCTTGATGGTTTACTTCTTGGCGGCGGACCGGCTACGGTCCAGCTTCGTCGGTCGGGTCGGGCAGCTCCTCTTTCTCGGTGCTCGCTCCTCAGCCAAGCGTGACCCGGCCCGACCGACGTCTACATAACGCATCCGTGGCTGACGGGTGTGAACGTGGGGCGCCGCGGGGAGCAACTCTGGCTGAGGGGCGACGGCGCAGTCCAACGGCACCGCTTCCTCGCGGCGTGGCCTTGTCATGGCTGAACCGAGGGAGCGTGTATGTCGAACGGAACACCGATGGTCGTTTGTAGCAACGCGGTTCATGGGTGCATGCCGCACCCGCACTCGCCGGACTGCATGAACCCGCATCACATCACTTCGCCGTACGGGCCCGTGGCCGGTGGCCGGTGTGGCAACCTGAATCACTCGGGGATCCACGCCATCTCGAGCGAGTGCATCAACCCGAAGCCCGCTCCCGAGCACAACCTGGCGGCGGACCTCGACGTCCTGCGACGCCTCAACGGTCGGGTCAGCATGCTCCGCTCCTGCGAGGGCGACGTCGAGCGCGCCACGACCGAGCTGGAGCGGGCGGTGGCGTCCAAGCTCGCGGCCCGTCGCGAGGTGGAGGAAGGCCTCGCTGCCTACGAGCGCCTCACCGGATGCAAGGTGACCCTCGAGCAGATGACCGAGGCGGTGGCCGAGCTGAACCGTCAGCGCGGAGGGCTCTAGCCATGAGCGACAACGACGGGTTCGTCGCGGTCGTCCGGGACATCGTGGCATCCGGGGCCAGCGACTTCGTGGCGACGGTCAACCACATGGATGCGATCGAGCTGGGGTTCTTCGTGCTCTTCTCGCCGCTGTACGCCCTCCTCCTGCTGCTCGGGATCATCGCCCGAGTGGGCGCGGCAGCGTTCCTCTTCGGCCTCGTCGCCGTCACCCAGCTCTTCCGCAGGAGCGAGTCATGACCATTGCCATCCTGCTGGGGGTCGCCTGCGGCCTGGTCATGGGCATCCTGATCGGGATCGAGTGGGCTAAGACGGGCGTGGCCGGGTCGAGGAGCCGGGGCGATCAGTACGCCACCTACGTGGAGAAGGGCGAGGCGGCGGGCTGCTACGCCTGCGACACGTGCTCGGGGTTCCGGGCCTACGGCCAGCCCTGCGGGTCCTGCCTCGCCGCGGTCAGGGGCGCCCGCTTCAACCTCAGTGGTGCTAGGAGCCCCTTCTCACCGGAGGTGCTGTGATGAGGAACGCACTCGTCTCGGTGATCCTGCTGATCGGCACGTTCCTCCTCGGCGGTGCCCTCGGCCTGCGCCTCCGCCTCCCGCCCCCGACCGACCCTCAGCGCTTCGTGGCGAAGGAGCGCGTGGTCTACCTGCTCGACGACCTCCGCGAGTGCCGCGACGCCTCGCCGGTCGTCTGCAGCTGCACGAGGATGGACACCATCACGCCCTCGCCGACGCCGAAGCGGCGCGGGGTGGCGCTCGAGGACCAGGTGCTGGAGGCGCTGCGATGAGCTACTCCCAGAGACACATCGAAGACGCGCTTACCTGGATCGAGCACAACCACCCGGGCGGCGTCGCCCTCGTGGCCCGCGCGCTCGCCGAGACCGGGCCGGTGGCGAGCCGCTACGCCGTCAGGGTCGTCGACGGGGTTGCGTACGCCTACGACTACGCCAAGGGTCCGTTCCCCGTCGCGGTGCAGAAGGTGAAGCCATGAGCACGTGGGTCCTGATCTTGGCACTCTACGCACCGCTCGATCGGCTGGAGGCGTTGATCCCGGTGGCGATCCCGTTCACCTCCTATGAGGCCTGCTGGCTCGCCGGGTACCGGGTGTCGAAGCTCGAAGACCTCAACCTCTCGTCGAGGCCTCCGGCGAAGCGCATCGCATGGGAGTGCGTTCCTGCGGAGGTGAAGCTATGACCACGGAGAAGGCAGTCAACCGCTGCACCGAGAAGACGCTGTGCCCCGGCATGATCATCGCTCTCGCTGGCGGCGGGGCTCGTCAGATTGGCATTCACCACACGACGCTCATGAACATGGACAGCGGTGACTGCACATCGCGGCTCGCCTACCGCCTCCCGAAGAAGGTTGATGGGAACTCCGTGCTTCTCATGAACTTCTGCCCGTGGTGCGGAGAGAAGGTGAAGCCGTGAGCGCCATCGAAGTGCTGAAGATGGTCATTGACGAGTCCTCGCGGATCCCTGCCAAGCTCATCTGCGCGCCTGACGTGTGGGGTTGGATGGAGCGCGAGCTGCCGGGTCGCCCGAGCCGCTCGTGGTGGGCCGGAGTCGAAGTGGTCGAGGCACCCGAGATGGCGAGGGGTGCGTGGCTGCTCGTGGACCGAGAGGGTAGGCCCGTGGCCAAGGGCCAGGGAGCGGTGATGTGAGAACGCGATGCATCTGGCGGTGGCGCAGGTTCTTCGTGAGCTGGCACTCGAGGCAGCTCGGCCTCGGGTTCATCCTCAACTTGCCGGAAGGTCGGCACGTCCATGCACCCGGGGTCGGGTTCGGCATCGGACCGTTCACAATCGGCGCTCTGTTCACCGACAAGGAGGTCGAGCCGTGACCCGCGAGCAGGTGGTTCGCGAGGCCGTCGAGGCGATGGTCAACCTCATCAAGGAGGAGACGGACATCGAGGTGCTGGGCTCGGCGACCGACGAGCAGCTCCTCCAGGCCATCTCCTACGAGGGGTCGAAGAGCAGCCTCGAAGACGTCAAGCTGCGCATCAAGGTGACGCTCGAGATGATCGAGCACGTGAGGAGGTTCCGATGAAGCCCCTGAAGATCGTCGAGTACCTCCGCCTCTCCTGCGGGTGCATCGTCGACGTCGCCGAGCATGAGGCGCGGACGTGGAGCCGCGCCTTGACGTTCGTCTGCCCGAAGTGCAACCACACCGAGCAGACTATCGTGGCCCGCGGGGCGACGCGCGAGGAGGTGTCACCGTGAGCGCTGTGTTCCGCGGCGTCGAGTCGATGGCGGTGTTCGTCTTCATCGTGGTGGGAGGGGCGGTCTGCTTGCCGTTCATCCTGCTCAGGGGCGCCTGGGCGGCGGCGGTGCTCGTCTCGCAGCACGGGATGCTCGAGGGGATCAGGAGGTGGGAGCCATGAGCATGTTCAAGTGGTTGGAGGAGTGGCGCAAGCGGAGGGAGGCTGCGGCGGCGTTCGAGGTGGCGGCGGACCGGGTCAGCCCGCGCTGTGCCTGCCGGCATCGGTGGAACGAGCACACGCCGACCGGGACCTGCTGGGCGAAGGACTGCCGCTGCGCCCGATACGTCAAGCTGCCGGAGGTGAAGCCATGAAGCAGTGGCCGGAGAAGATCGAGGTCTTCCTGTCGGCGGCGCAGAAGGACCGGGTGCGGGAGTGGTGCCGCAGGAACAGGATCCCCCTGACCGAGGCCGGGCGCGCGGCGTTCGACCTCCTGCTGAGGAGCGGCGATGCCCTACCGGAGCCGGGAGGCCAAGCGGGCGATGGAGCGGACCGGGGATCCGGCGTCGTGGCGCCGGTGGACCAGGATCACACCCGAGGAGCGTGAGCGGGTGAAGACGATGATCAAGTTCGGGGCGACCGCGGCCGACGCGGCGAGGCGGCTCGGCCGCTCCTACGTGGCGATCAGGCGGATCGCGAGGGAGGGGAGATGAAGAAGAGAGGCAGCAAGGTCGTCCTGCTCACGGGCGGGGCGGGGTTCATCGGGCATCACGTCGCGGAGCACGTGCTCCGCAACACGGACTGGAGCATCGTCTTCCTCGACCGGCTCGACCTCTCGGGGAACCTCAACCGCATCGCCGAGATCGCAGGCTGGGACGGACACCGTCACCGCTGCCGCTGGGTGTGGCACGACCTCAAGGCACCGGTCTCGCCCCAGCTCGCTCAGCAGATCGGGCCGGTGGACTACGTCTTCCACCTGGCGGCGGCGACCCACGTCGACCGCTCCATCAGCGACCCGCTCTCGTTCGTGTACGACAACGTAGTCGCGACGGCCAACCTGCTCGAGTACGCACGGTGGCACGATCCGGTGCGCTTCGTCTACTTCTCCACGGACGAGGTGTTCGGCCCGGCGCCCGAGGGCGTCGCCTACAAGGAGTGGGACCGCTACCGCTCGGGCAACCCGTACAGCGCCACGAAGGCGGGGGCCGAGGAGCTGTGCCTCGCGTACCACAACACGTACGGGCTGCCGGTGCTCATCACCCACTGCATGAACGTCATCGGCGAGCGGCAGCACCCGGAGAAGTTCGTCCCCGGGACCATCCGCCGGGTCCGCGACGGGCAGCTCGTCGTCGTCCACGCGAACGCGGACCTGACCAAGGCGGGGAGCCGCTTCTACATCCACGCCCGGAACGTCGCTCACGCCGTCATGTTCATCCTCCAGCACGGAAGGGTCGGGGACAAGTTCAACATCGTCGGGGAGGAGGAGTGCGACAACCTGCGGCTCGCCCAGCTCATCGCCGGGTTCGTGGGCAAGCCGCTGCGCCACGTGATGACAGACTTCCACTCGCAGCGCCCCGGCCATGACCTGCGGTACGCGCTCGACGGCTCGAAGCTCGCGGCACTGGGGTGGGCGCCGCCCGTCTCCTTCGAGCAGAGCCTCGAGCGTGTGGTGAAGTGGTCCCTCGATCACCCAGAATGGTTGAAGTCATGAAGAAGACGATCACGGTCTGCGACGTCTGCGGCGCGGAGAAGGAGCACATGGAGCAGTACACCGTCAGAGTCTACTGCGACGACTCCGGGCAGGATGAGCTGTGGCTCCCGCTCGGGGACACTTGTCAGACCTGCGTCGAGGCGGTGGTCGAGAAGGTGAGGGGAGAGGTTCAGCAGCTGGTCAAAGAAAGGAAGGCGGCGAAGTGAACCACGTGATGGTGGACCTGGAGACGACGGGCAAGACGGCGCGAGCGGGCATCCTGCAGATCGGGGCGGTGGAGTTCTGCCCGGTCGAGGGGAAGCTCGGCCGGGAGTTCAAGGAGCGGGTGAAGCCGCAGCAGAACCGGGAGGTCGACGGCGACACGGTGATGTGGGGGATGACGCAGAAGGAGGAGGCGCGGCTCTCCGCGTGGTCGCCGCGGGCGGGGCCGTGGGGCCTCTCGACGAGCGACCTCATGGACGCACTCGTCGACCTCCGCGTCTGGATGCAGGACGTCTTCGGCGAGCGGAGGGTCGAGGGCGTCTGGGCTCACGGCATCCTCTTCGACGTGGCGATCCTGGAGGACGCCTTCCGCCAGACGAAGCTCTCCGTGCCGTGGCACTACCGGGCGCCGCGAGACACCCGGACCCTCTTCGCCCTCGCCTGCCCGGAGGTCGACGCCGCCAAGGTGATCGACGAGCTGGCCGGGCCGGTGCAGGAGGGCGAGGTGATACACGATGCGCTCCACGACGCCCGGCGCCAAGCCCGTGCCGTCTGCGCGGCGTACAAGCGCCTCGGGCTCAGCCGCGCCGTCTCGGTGGGATAGAGCGTGGCGAGGGGGCGGGTCAGGGAGGTGGAGGGCGAGCCGTGCGTCGTCCTCTGCTTCCGCTGCAAGGGCGAGGTGATGACGGTCCGGCCCAAGCCGGGGGTCGCGGGGCACGCCCGCTGCCCCCGGTGCAGTTGCGACCTCCGGGTCTTCATCGACATGGGAGCGAAGAGGGCGGAGCCGAGGCGGCCGTTGGACCCGCCGCTGTGGACGAAGGGGAGGGCGGGATGAACGTCTGGGACGACCCGAGCTTCAAGCGCTTCGCCAAGATGGCGGCGTCGAGGCACGTGCTGAGCAAAGAGGAGGAGGTCGAGCTGGCCCGCCGGGTGGCGGCCGGGGACCGATGGGCGCGGAAGCTCCTCATCGAGCACAACCTGCGCCTCGTCATCTTCGTCCTCAAGCCGTACGCGAGGACGCCGGGCATCCGGGTGGCGGACCTCGCCCACGAGGGCGTGCTTGGTCTGTGCGTCGCGGCGGACCGCTTCGACGCGGGGCGCGGTGTGCGGTTCGCGTCGTACGCGCAGAACTGGATCCGGGCCTACGTCGCGATGGCGGTGACGCGGCACCGGCTCCCCTTCGGCGGGTCGGTCGACCGGATGAAGCTGGCCAACCTGTCGCTGGTCCCGAACACGGTGACCGAGGACGGGGTCGAGCTGTCGCGCTTCGAGATCATCGAGGACGGCGGCCCGTCGCCGCTGGAGGCGGCCGAGGCGCTGGAGCGGCGCGGCGAGGTGGTGTGGGCGTCGAACATCTCGGCGCACAGCGCGCTCGAGCTTGACATCGTGGCGCGGCGGCTCCTGAGCGACGCGCCACTGTCGCTGGCGGAGATCGGGAAGGATCACGGCGTGTCCCGCGAGCGGGTGAGACAGGTCGAGAAGAGGCTGAAGGAGCGCATCGAGCGGGTCATCGTGGACGGGCGGCAGGTCGGGGAGCGGAGATGAGCGAGGAGGGCAAGGTGGCGAAGCAGCGGGAGGGGAAGGGAACGCCCGGCGCGCTCGCGGCTGCGAAGCTGGCAAGCTCGGGCCTCGACACGAAGGACGCGAAGCTCCTCGGCATCGAGGTGCTGACGATCAAGGAGGTGAAGCTGGTCCTCGCGAAGAACAAGGGCGTGCCCGACATGCCGGGCCTGAAGATCCAGTACCACAACCTCGCGGGCGAGCCGCGCCGCGGGGTCTGCTGCGTGCGGCTCCTGGGCGAGTACCCGGTGGAGGGGTTCGCCGACCTGAGCAAGGACGGGCAGAAGCGGTACATCCGGCCGGTCGGGTGCCCGCCCGCGGCCTACTTCCCGCGCCTCGTGAACTGGGAGAAGGTGGCGAAGGACACGAGCGTCCCCATCGTCGTGACAGAGGGTGAGCTGAAGAGTGCCTGCGCCGCCAAGCGCGGGCACGCTTGCTTCGCCCTCCCCGGAGTGGACAGCTTCTCGAGCAGCAAGCGGGGCTGGGCGCTCCTCCCCGAGCTGAAGGAGATGAAGTGGCTCGGGCGTCAGGTGTACCTGGTCTTCGACGCCGACGCCGCCCGGAAGCCCGCCGTCATGCGGGCGATGGTACGCTTCACGAACACCATCACGCAGGAGGGCGCGACCACCGCCGTCGTGAACCTCCCCGACCTCCCCGACGTGGAGAAGACGGGGCTCGACGACTTCCTCGTGGCCGAGGGTGACGAGGAGTTCCAGCGGCTGCTCGACGACGCCGTGCCCGACGACCTCGCCCGGAAGCTGTGGGAGTTCAACTCGCGCTTCGTGATGATCAAGCACCCCGGCTTCGTCATCGACGAGCGGGCGGTCGAGGAGCTGCACGACCCGACCCAGAAGCGGTGGAGGAACACGCCGCAGATGGCCCTCTCCGACTTCAAGAACGTCCACTACTCGAACGTGTGGGCGAAGAAGATCGTCAGCGTGGAGGAGGACGGGCGGCCGAAGCTGCAGGACGTCAAGGTGGCGTTCGAGTGGGCGGACTGGCCGATGCGCCGCGAGCACTCCTTCGCGACCTACGCGCCGGGGCAGCCGAGGATCGTCGGCGACTGCTACAACACGTGGGGCGGCTGGGGCGTCGAGGAGGAGAAGGGCGACGTGGGCCCGTGGACGGACCTCCTCGACCGGGTCTTCGACGGGTCGCCCGAGATGCGGAGGTGGGGAGAGAAGTGGTTTGCCTGGCCCATCGCCCACCCGGAGGCCGGGAAGCTGAACACCTCGCTCTGCATCTGGTCGCACGGGCAGGGCGTCGGGAAGTCGGTGATCGGGAAGACCCTCGGGCTCATCTACGGGAACAACTACAGCGAGATCAACCAGAACGACCTCGAATCGGACTTCAACTGGTGGGCCATCGGCAAGCAGTTCGTGATGATCGATGACATGACCGGGTCCGATGCCCAGCGGAAGGTCGACATCCTGAAGAAGCTCATCACGGAGGAGTTCCTGCAGTGCAACGTCAAGCACGTCCCGCAGTATCCGCTCCCTGACCACGCCAACTTCTACGAGACGTCCAACCGCCCCAACGTCCTCCGCGTCGACGAGGGCGACCGCCGCTTCGCCATCCACCAGATCCTCAAGGCCATCTGCGGCCGCGACTTCCACATGACGCAGGCAGAGGTCGACCGCTGCCGGGAGTGCGGACCGTTCTGGCGGAGGTACTACGAGTGGCTCGCGGGCGGCGGGCCGAGCCACCTGCTCTGGCACTTCCGGCACGAGGTGAACCTGGACGCCTTCGAGCCGACGGGCTGGGCCCCGATGACCGAGAGCAAGGAGGAGATGATCGGCGCGACCCGCAGCGAGGCCGCGCAGTTCCTCGCCGCGCTCCGCGAGGACCCCGACTCCGTGCTCTGGGGCGCGAACGGCGCGCTGACCAGGGACATCTACACCTCGTCGGAGGTCGTCACGTTCTTCGACCGCGTTCGCAAGAAGGAGCCGGTGACGGTGAACGCGATGGGCGTCCTCCTCCAGCAGATGAGGTTCCCGCGGGCGAGCGCCGTGCCGCTCAAGGTCTTCGGCCGGACGTGGAAGGGCTACGTCATCCGGGTGAAGAACGCCCAGAAGTGGAACGCCGCCGGGCGGGACGGGGTGCAGAAGCACGTGGAGGATGAGCTGCGGAAGGAGGGGTTCGCCCCGGAGGAGCCGCCGAAGAAGCGTGCCAAGAAGTTCTGACCCGAAGGTACTGCCGATGATTCGATGACCCTCCGAATCATCAGCCAAGCAGGGTAAGAGGGAGGAGCGGCAAGGAGCCGCGAACGGAGAGAGCCATGGCCAAGAACGTGAAGCTGGGCAGCATCGCGAAGGACCGCATCTCGGGATTCACCGGCGTCGTCAGCGCGCGGCACGAGTACCTGACGGGGTGCGACAAGATCGACATCACCCCACTCGGCCTCGACAAGGACGGGCTCCCGCACAAGTCGCAGTGGTTCGACGAGCAGGCCTGCGAGGTGCTCTCGGAGCCGGAGCGCGGGAAGTACGTGGACGTCGAGAAGGCACCGAAGCCGGTGGGCGGGCCGTCGGAGATGCCGAGGCGGACGCTGTGAGGCTCGCGATGTTGACCCGCCGGACCGGCGGCGAGGTCTTCTTCAACCCGGAGCTGGTGGCGACCATCACCGCGAACCACGACGCGACCGGCGCAGTCGTCACGATGCGGAACGGCGACGAGTGGGCGGTGAGCGAGGACCCGAAGGTGGCGGCCAAGAAGATCGACGCCGCCCGGATCGACAACGAGAAGGAGATGACGAGATGAGCGCGATCGAGATCAGGGGCGTCCCGCCCGAGACCGTGGTCCTCGCCATCGGGGACGAGCTGAAGCTGCGGACGGCGGTCAGGACGGACCTCGCCGGGGTCCAGTTCACCGGAGAGAAGGTGCTCGTGCTGAAACTCGAGCACATCGACAAGGGCATCGCGACCTTCCGGCTCGGGGAGGAGCCGTTCCCCTTCGGCGGGCAGTTCGTGGAGGCGGCGGTGGCGGATCTGGAGCGGCAGGCACACCAGCTGCAGCTTCTCGCCCGCGGGATGCTCGACCGGGCCGACGAGGCGCGGCGCACCGCCAAGGTGCTCGAGGGCGAGGTGACGAGGGACCTCGAAGCGCGGAGGCGGCCATGACGAGCGAGCTGGGCGAGCTGGTCGAGCTGGAGGTGGAGATCCGGAAGGTCACCCCGCGAGCCGTGATGGTCCGCTGCGAGGACGCCGACGTGGACGAGCAGTGGATCCCCCAGGCCTGCATCGACTGGGATGCCTCCGAGGCGGAGCCGGAGGAGGGCAGCACCGGCACGCTGTTCGTCGCCCGGTCGTTCGCCCGGCGGGAGGGGCTCGCGTGACCAGCAGGAGGACCCACGTCCGGGGCTACAGCTACGACGTGACGCCGGGTGGGCATACGGCCTGCGGCCTCCGCGTCAGGGATTACCCTGAGATGCGAGTGACGAAGGGCGAGCCGACCTGCCAGATCTGCCTGAAGGCGAGGGCGGACCGCAGCGACACGTTCGCCGTCTTCGTGACGGTGGCGCCCGGGGTCAAGGTCAGGGAGCGGGTCCTCCCGCTCTCGTGGAAGGAGCGGCTCATCACCTACGCGTCGGTGGTCGGCGCGGTCTGAAGGGAGAAGGTCATGGCGATGTCGTTGAAGCAGAAGGAGCAGGTGGAGAAGTTCCTCGGGGAGAAGGTCGGGAGCCCGCCGTGCGCGCTGTGCAACTGCAGCGGGCATCTCATCGTGCAGGACGACCCGGTCGGCCCGCCGGTCTGGCAGCCGAAGACGGAGACGAACACGATGGGGATCGACCCCCTCCGGACGTTCCCGTTCATCGTGGCGTGCTGCGGCAACTGCCACGCCGCGCACCTCTTCCCGTGGGGCTTGATCTTCGGGTTCAGCGAGCCCGCGCCGGAGGGGGCGAACTGAAATGGTCATCCTCCCGAAGTGGATCGTGGAGAAGTTCGAGGAGCTGGTGAGGGAGTACGGCCCGCTCGGCGACAAGCAGGTGGTAGTCAACGTCACCGTGACGCCAGCCGACGGGCGAGGATTCATCATCCCGAAGAGCTTCAGGGCGAAGGTCAAGGAGATGTTCAAGGGAAGCTGTGGTGGGTACGTGGGCAAGCCGGTCATCCTCGACGGCGGGGAGAAGAACATGGCGACGAGCGAGAAGCTGCGGTTGGTCGTGGGCGAGGTGGAGCAGCTCGAGACGCAGAAGCGCGAGCTGGAGGATGGGCTCATCAAGCACTCCGAGGACATCAGCGCGGTGCTCGGAGCGAGGACGGGCGAGACGCTGCTCATGGCGGCGCAGCGGGTGAAGGACAAGCTGCGCGAGTACGCCGACGAGATCGACCGGCTGGAGGACGAGCTGGTGAAGGCGAAGCGCGTCAAGGTGCTCGCCCGGATCCCGGCCCGCGTCGTCTCGGTCGTCGAGGACACGCACGACCTCGGCTGTGGCTGCTTCAAGGCGACCCGGACCGTCACCCACGTCCGGGTCGCGGTCGACGGTTTCGGCTCGCTGATGGAGCTTCACTTCACCGCCGAGCCCGGGACCTTCGAGGTGGGGTCGGAGGTCACCGTCGAGGTCGTCGCGCCGTGATGAAGAAGACGCTCAGCGAGGACGAGGAGCGGCGGCTGGAGCGGGCGTACACCGAGGAGAACCTCCCGCTGTCGTCGCTGGAGGAGCGCTTCGGGGTCGGCTCCACCGTTATCAAGAAGACCCTCCTCCGGCGCGGGGTGACCCTCCGGCCGAAGGGCAAGCAGATGAGGATCCTGACATGATCAACGAGTCGGAGAAGGTCGACGAGGACATCGCACGGGCGAAGAAGCTGCCGATGTGCGAGGTCTGCATGAAGCAGTCGGACGGGTCGAAGACCATGGGGCAGGGGGCGCGGCCCGTCCACCTCTGCGGGACCTGCTACGACCTCTGGCTCGCCTCCCCGGAGTCGGCGCGGACCCGCGCCTGCGGTCGGCATGGGCACGAGCTGGACGCGGTCTTCTACACCGCGGTCGGCGACTTCGTGCGGCGGGTCCAGGCGGAGCAGCTCTGGGCCAGACGGAGCAGGCCGTGAGCCTCGAAGATTGCGACGAGTGCCACGGGGCTGGGATGCTCTGCGTCACCTGCGGCGAGCCGATGGATGTCCTCCAGCAGAAGTGCGAATCGTGCGGAGGCCGGGAGTCGATGCCGTGCGAGCGGTGCATGAACGCGGACGAGAAGGAGGTGGCCGATGGCGGATAGCAAGAAGGTGAAGGAGCCGGTCGAGGTCGAGGAAGGCGTCGGGGAGCTGGCGCTGGCCATCCGCGGCGCGGAGGCGAGGCTGAAGGAGCTGAACGCGCGGCGCAACCAACTCAGGCAGCAGGCCGACGCCCTCGACACCCAGGTGAACGAGACCCGGTCGGAGATCCAGCGGCTCGAACATCAGCTGCTCATCGCGGTGCGCGGGAGGGAATGATGACCGATGAACAGTTCAGCACGGTGATGAAGCTGCTCCTCTCCAAGCCGGAGCGGTCGAGCCGGTTCTCGCGGAGCGACCTCCCCGACCCCTCGGCGTTCCCGGCGGCTCAGACGGTCAATCTCACGAAGGAGCAGATGGTCGAGTTCCGCAACCAGTACGGGACGATGCTCGGGGTGCTGTCGGTCCTCGCGGACCGGGATCCGAAGGAGCTGTGCTTGCTGGACATGATGGAGCTGCTCTCGAAGTGGCGCAGGATGAAAGAGGAGCTGAAGATCCTCAAGGGAGGTGCGTGATGGCGAGCAAGCTGGAGTTCCCGGTCGTCGATGACGGGGCGGTCGTGGTGAAGTTGGAGGTCGAGGACGGCGACGTGGTGGTCGTCAAGACCACGAGGCCGGTTCCGCCGGAGGTCGTCGAGCGGGTTCAGGCCAAGGTGCTCGCGGTGCTCAACCCGCGGTTCCCGAACGTTCGCGTGCTCGTCATGGACGAGACCGTCTCGCTCCAGTTGCTCAAGAAGGGCGAGGCGCAGGTGACGAAGCTCCGGGAAGCCCTCGCGGCGGAGAAGGTGGAGCCGAGCGGCGGGCACGACGAGGCCGACGAGGTGCTCGGGCTCCTCCGCGTCGCCCGGATGAACCGGGACGCGGCCGAGGAGGGGTGGAGAGGGGCTCGCGCGAGGCTGGACGAGATGCGCAAGCTCCTGGCCGACCTCGCCCACCTGACGCACCGGACCGAGCAGCTCACGCTCAAGGGCGGCGAGAAGGTCACCACGCACGCTCGTGACTGTGCCGGGTGCAAGACGATGGGCGAGGACGAGTGGGTCGAGCGGCTGGAGCGCGCTCTCGGGAGGCGGTCGTGACGATCCTGACCCACATCGCCGCGACGATGGCCGTGGTGTCGATGGTCATCTCCGTCGCCGTGCTCGTGTTCTTCGCCATCCACACCCTCTTCTCGCCGCCCATCGAGAAGGTCGAGCGGAGGAACGTCAGCTTCTGCGACAACCCGCACTGCAACTGCAGCAAGAACGACCACTACGACGTGAGGTGAACGACATGAGCTTCATCAAGGACAGGGCGCCCGAGCGGCCGGAGGGCCCGCCCTGCAACTGCGGCAAGGCGAACCCGGGGATCCTCAGCGGGAAGCCGGTGGGCGAGGAGGTCGACGGGCAGAAGGTGGAGATGGTGATGCACTTCACCGACGCCTGCCTGACGACGGAGATCGACCGCCGCTGGTGGCAGCTCTTCGCTCAGCACTTCATGGGCTCCATCCAGCGGGAGCGGGCCGAGCTGGCACAGCAGCTCGCGTGCGTCGTCAACGCCTCGGGCGGGCAGGTCCGCTTCAACGTGAAGGAGGAGATGGAGCGGTCGGCGACCCACAAGTTCCGGGTCGTCATCGAGCCACCCGACGAGGAGGGGTTCATCACCATCAAGTCGCCCGCCTCGCGGCTCGTTCTCGCGAGCGGGATGCCGCCGAAGCCGAGGCTCGTGTGAGCAGCCGGGTTTTCAAGCCGGGGCGCTGCGCTCACTGCAAGAAGCCCGAGGACCACGACGTCCACCAGGTGGAGGAGAGCCCCGGGCTCCTCCACCGGCTGCTCCACCTCGCCTGGCCTCGCTGGATGTGGTCGGTGGCCGGCAGACATCAGTACGTCGACCGAGATAGGATGGTCGCTGCCAAGGACGAGATGGCGGCGAACCGGCGGTGGCTCAAGAAGGCACGGCGACTCAAGAGGAGGCGACGGTGAAGAAGGTGCTCGAGGACGTGGTCGACGAGCGGGCGCAGCAGGACGAGAAGTGGGGCGTTCAAGCCCACCCGGACGGCACCGGCGGCGAGCTGGCCGACCGGCAGTGCGCCGAGGCGAAGTCGTGGACCGAGGTGCAGGCCCGGCGCGGCAAGGTGACGTGGCGTGACATCCTCGACGAGGAGGTGAAGGAGGCCTTCTCGGAGTCGGACCGGCGTCGCCTGCGCGAGGAGCTGGTGCAGGTGGCGGCCGTCGCCGTCGCATGGATCGAGGACATCGACCGGAGGGGAGAGCGGCCGTGACAGACGAGCAGATCGTCGGCGTGCGGACGGACGCGGAGCGGTGGGAGATCGAGCGGGCGTTCCGCAAGCGCGCCCTCCTCGTCCACCCGGACCGCGGCGGAGACCCCGCCGCCTTCCGGGAGCTGCTGGCGGCGCGCGACCGCCTGCTGAGCAGGCTCCAGACGCCGACGGTCGGCCCGCTCGAGTGCCCGGTGTGCAAGGGCGAGAAGACGACGCGCGTCGCCAAGGGCTTCTGCACGGTGAAGATGCCGTGCGAGCGATGCGGCGGGACGGGGGAGGTGTGTGATGGCTGACGTGAGCAAGCTGTACCCGCAGCTCCCGCATGACCGAGCCCGCGGCCGGACGACGCGGACGCTGTGGCGGGCGCTGCTGGAGGCGAGCGAGCACGGCAGCCGGGTGTTCGTGGTCGTCCAGACCGACAAGCTGGGCGAGTGGACCTTCGGGTATCTGTGCCGCTTGGCCGTGCCGGTGGCCGAAGGCCCGGCCCCGCGGGGCCCGGTCCAGTTCGACCGGACGCGACACCGGGTCGTGCTGCCCAACGGCGGGTCGGTCGAGGTCGTCTCCGAGAGGTGGCTGAGCGACCGCGGCAGGGGCCTCAGCGGTGTGAAGGTCATCTACGACCACAGCATCTGACGGAGGACGAATGGTTGACGAATACGCGATGAACCCCGGCGGCGCGCTCCGGATCCGGCGGCACGATGAGTCGGGCACGCCGGAGGAGGTGAAGGTCCGGGCCGAGGTGGCCCGGCGGGCGAAGTTCCTCCGCCTGCAGTTCATGGAGGCGGGGGAGGGAGAGTCGTTCGCAGACCGGGAGATGGTCTGCGCGGTGTTCCGTGACGAACGGACCGGCGAGGTCTACGGCCAGCCGGTCCCCGACCAAGAGGGAGTCTGACACATGGGCAAGCCGAGCGTTCTCATCATCAACAGTTACGCGGGCAGCATCGTGCAGGGCGTCACCCAGGCGAAGCACGAGATCGTCGCCTCGATGGAAGACAGTGCCTTCGGGATCAACATCCAGAAGGCCAACTTCCCGAAGCTCACGTACCACGACACCAGGGACCAGTGGCCGAAGAAGCTGGACCTCAGCGACAGCATCGTCATGGCGCATCCGCCGTGCTCAGCGTTCTCGCTGATGACGCCGCGGTGGCAGAAGTCGGCCGACGGCAAGACCAAGGTCGGCCTCGACTCCGACGCCTTCGCCTGCACCATCAACGTGCTCAACTACGCGATGGGGAACAAGGCACTCGCCATCGCGGTCGAGTCGGTCCCCGGGGCGTTGGAGGGCGCACGCTCGGTCCACGACAAGTTCGCGGCGCGCGGGTACGACCTCTTCCGCATCCAGCAGAACGCGGTCACCTTCGGCAACCCGCAGTGGCGCCAGCGCTTCTGGGCGCTGTTCGTCCGCAAGGGCGTCCTCCCGAACCGCGAGCTGCACGTCGTCCACCGTCCGCAGCTCGCGACGGTCGGCAGCATCCTGATGAAGAAGGGCGGCACGCCGATCGAGCGCGACGTCGAGGCGTTCGAGCGTCAGCGGGCGAAGCTCAAGGCGCAGTTCGGCAAGAAGTTCGCCGACGCCGCGATGCTCGGGGAGCAGGGCTACGGGACGATGCTCGCCATCATCAACAAGGAGCTGAAGCGGACCGGCAAGCTCGACAGCATCGGCGGCGGGGTGTCGAAGACCGGCATCAAGCTCGAGAAGGGCACGCCCGCGGCCGTCGTCCGCGCCCTCTGCGAGCGGGCGCCGTACGTGACCAACGTCCTGCGCATCATGGACCCCGAGGGGATGGCACCGACGGTCCTCGCCGGGGCCTGGTGGAGCATCGGCGGGACGGACCGGCCGCTCGTCCGCGAGGAGTACAACCGCATCATGGGCTTCCCCGACGACTACGCGTGGCCGGGCTCGACCCACGGGCAGTTCCGGATGTACCTCTCGAAGGGCGTGGTCCCCGCGGTCGCCCGCTGGGTCTGCGAGACGCTCTCGAGCAACGTCACCGGCCAGGTCCGCAAGGCCACCCACAAGGTGAGCCACGGGGACGTCCTCAACCTCTGCCCGACGTCGCGCTCGATGCTCGTCGACGTGGGCGCGGCGGCCTAGATGCGCGTCCTCGTGGCCTGCGAATTCTCCGGTCGCGTCCGCGACGCGTTCATCGCCCGCGGGCACGAGGCCGTCTCCTGCGACCTCCTCCCGAGCGAGGCGCCGGGGCCTCACATCATCGGGGACGTCCGGCGGCAGCTGAAGCGCGGGCGGTGGGACCTGATGGTCGCGTTCCCTCCGTGCACCCACCTCGCCGCGTCCGGGGCGCGGTGGTGGGCGGCGAAGCGCCGGAGCGGCGAGCAGCAGGAGGCCATCGCCTTCGTGGAGGAGCTGCTCGCCGCCCCGGTGCCGCGCATCGCACTCGAGAACCCGGTCGGCATCCTCTCCAAGGCGGTGAGGCCACCCGACCAGGTCATCCAGCCGTGGCAGCACGGGCACGGCGAGACGAAGAAGACGTGCCTCTGGCTCGTGAACCTCCCGCACCTGAAGCCGAGCCGGGTGGTCGAGGTGAGCTTCCAGAGGCCGTACTACGCAGGGGTGTCCACCTGCCCGGGGTCGTGGGCGTCGCCCTCGCCGGACCGGTGGAAGCAGAGGAGCCGCACGTACCCTGGCATCGCCAAGGCGATGGCCAAGCAGTGGGGAGAGATCCGATGAGCAAGAAGAGCTGGCCAGCGCCGAAGCCTCACCCGTCGACGAAGCGTGAGGCGCGGCGCTTCGACTCCACCTCGCTCCGCGAGGGCGGGGTGCACGGGAAGTACGTCCACCGGGACTACGCCGCCCACTGGTTCCGGTGGAGTTACGCGGTCCGCTTCGTCCGGCAGGGGATGCGGGTCCTCGACGTCGGCTGTGGCCCGGACGTCATGATGCCGAAGGTGCTGCTCCACACGCTGACGACGGTCCCCGAGCTGTACGTCGGGGTCGACGTCGACCGCATCCCGAAGAAGCCGGGCATCGCGTGGACTCGAGTGTTTGACGAGTTCGACTTCACGAGCCGGTGGAAGGAGCTGATGAAACCGCTCCTCTCTGACGGGACCGAGCGCGCAGCGCGGGCGCCGGGACCGTTCGACCTCGTCACCTGCTTCGAGGCGATCGAGCACATGGGGGTCACCGACGGCATCAAGCTGCTTCAGGGGATCCGCGGCGTGCTGAAGCCGGACGGCACGGCGCTCCTCTCGACGCCCGTCTACAACGAGAAGCACATGGCGGCGAACCACATCCACGAGTACCGCTTCGACGAGCTGCGATACTACATCGAGTCGGTCGGGCTCCGGGTCGAGCGCGTCCACGGCACCTTCATGACCGCGAACGCGATGAAGAAGGTGATGACGCCCGACGAGCGCAAGCTCGTGGAGGAGCTGCTGACCTGGTATCCGTGGGAGGTGCTCGCCAACTTCCTCGCGCCGAAGTACCCGCAGGCATCGAGCAACTGCGCGTGGGTGCTCCGCCGCGCGTAGGCGCCCGCGCGTGATGCGCATGACTCCTTCGGGGGAGCGCTCGCCCGCCTCCCCCGAAGGAGGCAGTACCTTCGAGGGAACCTGAAAAAGACTTGACCGGTGTACTCACGATCCCGCTAGAGTCGGATCGCCGGTCCCGGGATAGGTCGGGGGGCCGGTCGGGGCGACCGCGAAGCGGCCGAGTAACCTCACCGCACCTAGTGCGGAATGCGAAGGGACCTTAAGCCTGTGTGGCTAGTACGGTCCGAGTGCGAGGCGAAAGACATCCGCTGCGGACCCGGGAGAGAGCGCGAAATGGAGTGCCCTCCCGTCCGCCGAGCCACTAACCCCGAGATAGCCACCGGTGGACCCCAGCTTGTGGGGCCGGGTGGCGAACGCCGGAGCGTACGGCGCCATACCGCGGACTGCGGCGTCTCCCCACGACACGGGGCGCGGGCACGAGCGAGAACGTGTCCTTCGACGAGCGCGGCGTGCCCACCAGGCACGCCCCTCTTCACCCCACTCACGAGCGACCGAGCGTCAAGCCCACAGCGGCGATGCCCTTACGTACACGGTCGGGCGGGCGGGAGAAGAAAGGAACGCGCGAGGGCGGCCGGGTCGGTCCCGGCGGAACGTGAGAGGACGTCCCTGAAGTCGATGGCCAAGGAGCGCGGTAGCTGAGCGTTGCGGTGGAGGAGAGTGAGACTCCTCCCTAACGACACTGGGATCCGGGAACTTCACCGGGTGCGACCCCAGTCCTCGTCAACGTGAGGCCGAGCGTGGAAACCGAAAGGTGACCTTGGAAGCGGTGACGGTGAAGGGCGAGTGACAACGACTCGCCCCGCCGTCGGACACCCCGACCCACACCGATGACGGTGCCTGGATGCGACCACGGGCGGTTGTGGCTCGGGGTGTCCGACGACGTCTCGCGCGCGCGCGATCCATAGATCGCGCGATCCTTCTAATACGTCGCGGGCGCGAGCGCGGCGTGCGGAGAGACTGCATATGACGACGAGGACGACGAAGAGGCACCTCCAGGCCAACGGCATGGCACTCTGCAAGAGACACGACGTGAAGTTCGCGACGGAGTCGACGAAGGTCGTGAACGTCTGCGCCACCTGCCTCAAGGCTGCGGCGGAGCTGGTTCACAACAGCAAGACGCTGCTCTTCAAGAACTTCACGATGCCCGAGGACCCGCGCGACGGCGGGTGCTTGTACTGCGGGGCCGACGCCTACTGCGTCTGCCCGGAGGGTCCGGCGCGCACGGCGGAGGAGTCGAAGGCCCGCGAGACCCGGTCGACGTGCGACCGGCTGCGGATCGGAGCGGAGACCACGAAGTAGGTGAGGGAGACGACGATGGCCAAGACGACGAAGACGGATGCGATGATGAAGCTGCTCACCGAGAAGCTGGGCCGGAAGCCGACGGCCGGAGAGTTCAAGGTCTACGGCCGCCTCATCGACGGGCCGAAGACCGCCGAGGAGGCGAAGGCCGGGACGCGGGCGAGCCTCCGCGAGATGGAGCGTGCCGGGCTCATCGAGTGGCGCGACGAGCTGTGGCACGTGGTCGAGAACGTCGTCCACTGCCGGAAGGGCTGCGACATCACCTTCAAGGACGGCGACGGCCGCACGGCCGAGGAGCGCCGGGCCGACCACGAGTGGAAGCACCGCTCCGAGCAGGTGTCGCTCGCCGAGATCCGGTACGCCCACCAGACCATCGTCGGCGGGAAGTTCCCGCAGACGGTCCCGTACAACGAGGTCGGTGCCCAGCTGATCCGCAGTCACGGCAGGCTGTTCTGGGACGCGGTCGACACCTATCGTGAGACGACCCCGCCTGTCGTCGAGCGCGGGCCCGAGAGCGACCACTTCCGCACGGTCGTCCTCGCAGTCGTCGCCACGATGGACGAGTGCATCGCGCACGGGATCCCCTGCGTCGCGTCTTCCATCTACCTCGCGGTGGAGGAGAAGGGCATCGACGGGATGAAGCTCCTGGCCGGGATGGTCACGGCGGGCATCGTCGACGGGTCGGTGGTCGGTGAGCTCAGGCCCGGCCGCAACTACGAGGTCGTCGCGGAGCCGGTCCGCCAGATGCTCCGGAAGACTCACTAGGAGGATGTCATGATGAACAAACACGACGCGAGGAAGCTCCGCTGCCGTCGGCCGAACGACTGCGAGCTGGACCACTGCGGCTGCGGGCACAATCATCACGAGATCCCGGGCATCGTCGGCGCCTGCGCCGTCGACCCGGCGCCGAGGCTCGACGAGGACGTGCGAGCCTCGGAGCGCGCCGCAGGCTGGGACCCGAACCCGTAGGAGGATGTCATGCCGAGCAAATGCGAACGCTGCGGGAAGTGGGGCTACTTCAAGACGGTGGCGGTCTTCGAGCGGCACGCCAGGATGTGGAACTACTCGAAGGTGATCTTCGTCGGGGTGAACTGCTGCCTCAAGCCGACCGACGTGACGTTCCAGTACATCGACAACCCGAAGGCGGAGCGCGCGGCGTCGTAGGCCGCGCTGAGGAGACGAAGATGACAACGAAGACGACGACGAAGCCCGCGCTGCCGGATGGCGTGCTCGAGAGCGACCTCAAGATGAAGTACCCGTGCACCGCGCAGTTCGACCTGTGGTACTGCGACCGGCTCGGGTGGGTGATCCCGACGCTCCTCATCGCGGCGAGCCGCAGGCACGGGTACGCCGCGAGGACGTACGCGGTCACGCTCGACGGGCACCTCTGCCGCGTCGGCGCCGGGCCCCACGTCCTCCGGACGGTCCGGGTGTACGTGACGAAGCGCCGGGCGAAGATGCTCCAGAAGTTCATCGACCTCCGGCAGTCGGGGAAGGCGGACGCGGGGACGGTCCGTGACCGCATCTCGTCGCGGCGGGCGGAGGGGCAGCTGCGCAGGGCGCGGGGCGAGCGGTCGTGGTATTGGACGACGTAGTCACAAGGAGAACGACGATGAAGACGACGAAGACGAACACGATCTGGCAGCTCCACTACCCGTCCGGCAAGCGCAACGTGGTCGAGCTGGTCCTCGCGCAGCGGATCGAGGACCCGGCCGGGCGTATCCACGACCTCGGGACCGACAAGCGGTTCGACGAGCGTCACCTCGGGACGGTCCCGCTCGACCCGAAGGGCGCGCTCAGCCTCGCCAGGCTGCTCATCGACTTCGCCGAAGGCTCGATGCGGAATGGTGGTTAGGGGCATGACCACCGTCGAGCGGCTCGCTGCTGCGTTCGCCGGAGTGCTCAAGGAGTGGCTGACCGACGCCGAGTGGAAGGCGGTCGCGAGGCGGAACGCAGCGGAGCCCGACCCCAACGTCTGCCACTCGCACGACTTCTGCGACGCCAACATGGCGATGGACGAGGCGTTCACCATCGTCCTCCGCAGGCACGCCCGCCCGGTGGAGGAGGCGGACGCGGAGCTGTGGAACGAAGCGTGGAACCTGGCGAAGGTACGGTATATCAAGGAGGAGTGACATGACCATCCAAGTCGCCGTCAACATCGAGAACGATGCCGGAGTCCTCCGGACGCTGAAGCTCCCCGCGAAGCGCGAGGTCTGCCACCGCTGCGAGGGAGAGGGGACGATCCTCAACCCGAGCATCGGCGAGCACGCCTACAGCGCTGAGGAGTTCGACGAGGCCTTCGAGCCGGGCTCGGAGGAGCGCGAGCACTACTTCAAGCGCGGCGGGATGTACGACGTCCGGTGCCCGGAGTGCGAGGGCGACCGGGTCGTCGCCGTGCTCGACCGGGAGGAGATGAAGGACCGCCCGCGGCGCCGCCTCGGGCGGAGCGTCGCCGGGAAGAGCCGGGCCAGGCTGCTCAAGCGGATCGACCGCGCGGCGCGTGCCGATGCGGAGTTCGCCTCCCGCTGCGAGTCGGAGCGGCGCTATGGCTGCTAAGCTCCGGCACCACGCTTGGTGCCTGTCGAAGATCGGTGGCCGGTGTGACTGCGGGCTCGCGTCCGTGAAGCCGACCCGGGAGGCGAAGGCCCGGAAGGTGGCCAAGCTGACGAACGCCGACCGCGCCTCGGCCCGGCTCGCGAAGGGGGACCGGTGCTCGATCCTCTGCGTGCTCGAGGACGGGCACCGCGGTAAGTGCAAGGTCGCCGACCCGGTGACGAGGATGCGCGCGACGCTCGGGGACCCCGAGATGTTCCTCGGGTCGAAGAGCGAGGCCCTTCCGCACAACGCGCTGCCCGAGGACATCGAGGCCGCCGCCCGCGACGCTCGGGTGGCCGAGTGGAAGCCGCTCCCCGGGTGTCGGTGTGGACCTGGCGGCGCAGCCATCCACTCGGAGCGGACGAAGGAGAGCTGCAGGTGAACCCGACAGAGGAGGGTCTGAGCATGACGGCCCAGATCATCGAGATGCCGAAGGCGGAGCCGACGTTCACGAAGTTCATCCACTACGAGACGCCGTGCCCGGTGGTCTCGCTCGCCGCCTATCGGCGGCGGCAAGAGGTTGACTGGAGGTGTCGGATGAAGCAGCCGAGGGCGGTGAAGGAGGCGCGGAGGCGCGGGCCGCAGAAGGAGACCCACTCGATGGGGACGGTCGTCCGGGTGAAGGTGACCGGCGACCTGATGACGAAGCGGCTCCGCCGCCATGACGGGCACCTCTGCGAGGTCGTCGATTTCCAGCTGAAGGTCTGGGATGCGGCACCGAACGACCCGCGGGCGAAGCGCCGGTACTTCTACAAGTACACGCTCTGGGACCTCAACGAGAAGGACGACCGGCGCAAGATCTTCCGGTGCGAGGACGGCGCCGGGGTGAAGCTCACGGCCGCGAAGCGGTCTCGCAAGGAGGGGAGGTAGCATGGTCAGGATGACGATGTTCGCGGTGCTACTGAGCGCGTGCGGCGGGTCGACGCCCGCCGCGTCGACGTCGGCGCCGAAGCCGGAGCCGGTCGGGTCGATGCCGACGGTCGAGTGCACGACCACGAATGAGGGTGACCTCGTTCGCATCGGCGGTCGCGGAGGCTACAGCTTGGAGACGTGGTACTGGCGGTGCACCGACGGTGAGTGGACGCTGTTCAAGGCAAGCTGAGGACGACGACGATGGCGATCAACAAGAAGGTGAGGAAGGTGCTCGAGGACTTGCTCATCGACGCGATGAAGGACGAGGCGAACGAGGAGGGTGTGCTCGAAGAGATCATCCGGAGCGGCCGGACGTACCGCGGCGTCGAGAACCTCACGGAGGACGAGCTGCTCGCCGAGTGCGAGAACTACAGCGTCGCCGGGCTGTCGTTCATCCAACACGCCTCGGTGAACCTCGTCCGCATCGGAGACCACGTGCTGACGTCGGTCGGGTGGCTGGAGGTGAACGACCTGGCCGTGGGCGGCGGTGAAGTCACGCTCATCAGCCACTTCCCTCCGAACAAGATGGTGGTGTTCGGGTCGAAGCCCACGGAGGCGTGGCAGGTGACGGTCGACAAAGGTGCCAGGGTCCGAGTGCTCAGGATGGAGGACTAGGGACGGCGCGGCGAGCCTCGACGGGCTCGCCCGCTCCGTCGACCGGTGGTGCCCGCTGAGAGGAGGGTGCCAACATGCGTGGGGCCCGAGCGAAAGCTCGGGCGCGGCTTGCACCACCGGTCGACGGGGCGCATCGCCCCAGGCAGCACTCAACCAGCAAGGAGAACGAGATGGCCAAGACGACGAAGACGACGAAGGTGAACGGCAAGGCGAACGGCAAGGTGGAGACCGCGGGCTTCGTGAGCGGGCTCGGGGAGACCCCGGAGCAGCTCAAGGTGCTGTCGGCGGAGAAGGGCGCGGCGCTCGCGGCGGCCTTCGGGAAGAAGACCCTCACCCCGGAGCAGGTGGAGGCTGCGTACCAGCTCGGGCTCGTGGAGCGCCGCCGCCGCAAGCTCGACCGGAAGATCCGCAAGGGCGCCGCCGTGGTCGATGAGGCGGAGTAGCAGCACAACCGAGAGGGGAGACGACGATGACGACGAAGAGGGATTGCCGGAACTGCGGCGGTGACGGGTACACGACCGAGCTGCCCAGGTGTCCGGCCTGCGACGGTGAGGGGAAGGTCGCGATGCCGACGACCGCGGACGAGTGGTTCGAGAGCCACAAGGACGACGTGGAGGCGCCGCCGGAGACGAAGATGCTCATCGCGATCATCTTCGAGTTCGCGCAGCGGGAGGGGAAGCTGGAGCAGCTTGTGACGACGCTCGACCGGGCGTGCTTCCCCACGTTCTTCGGCGAGCCAGCGGTCACGGTGCTCTCGAGGGACTTCGCCCAGCACTCGCTGTACTTCGAGGTCTACCCGCGGCGGGTCGCGGCGAGGGACCGCCGCGGGCAGTTCTTGATGAACGGTGGGATCATCTACCACCAGACCGCAGGGGATTGGTCAGTTCACACGTAGGAAGGGGGATGTCATGGCTGCCACCAAGGAAGAGCTGAAGGCGCTCGCGAAGCTGCGGGCCTTCGTCAACGCCGCAGTCGAGGTGAACGACATGTTCGAGGTGCTCGGGGCGTTCAGCGTGCTCGACGAGCAGTCTCCGGACGGGTTCGTTGAGTTCAGCGACCAGCTCCACATGCTCATCGAGTGGCGGGACAACGTCGCCCGGTCGCTCGGCGAGCCGGAGGGCGCGGGCGACGGCCGCCCCGAGGCCCACGACAGGAAGCTGCGGGTGCCGTGCCCCAACTGCGGGAAGTTCGGGGCCTACGTGCTGATGGAGTTCACTGGGCTCGAGGACGACAAGCTGCAGTTCCGGTGTCCGAACGACTGCGACCAGGTCGAGGTGGAGGTCTAGCCATGTTCATCGGATACCGGTACGAGTGCGTCGGGTGCGGTAAGGTGCTCGCCGACACGAGCGTCGGCCCGGACGGGCGGCTCCGCGGCGAGGGGAACCCGGGCGGGTTCTTCCCCGGCCGGCAGTTCACGAAGGATGAGCAGGCGACGCTCGGGCTCGAGCACGCCGAGCACGCCCACTTCGAGGCGGGCGTCGACGCGGCGCCCGCCGTCCGCGAGATGGGTGTCGAGGAGCCGCCGGGCAGGTTCCAGCGGTGGATGGAGGAGCAGGAGAAGAGCGCCAAGGAGGTGGCGGACCTCGTGAAGCCGCTCGGGTTCGAGTTCTACCACACCGGCGGCGGCTGCACGGCCTGGGTGCTCCGCGGCATGCTCGACGGGCGGCGGGTCGAGGCGTGGTCGACGGACGGGAACCTCTCCGCATCGGAGAAGCTCACCGACCCGTTCATGGTCGTCATCGTCCCACTCGCGGACGACGGCGAGCCGCTGTGGGAGAACGGGCTGTTCGAGCACACGTACCGGAACGTTCGGTTCATGCTCAAGGCGCTCGGCGCGAAGCGGCTCCGGCTGCCAACGCCGACCTCGACCGAGGTCGGGAAGGAGGCATGAGATGAGCAGGATCGCTCACCCGCCACTCTCGTTGGATGACCTGAAGGAGTGGAACGACGGGACGACGGTCTGCCCGCCTTGCCTCATCGGAAGGTACGACGCGCTGTGCCTCTGGTCTCTCGACGCCCTCTCCGCCCTCGCGGGTGGGAAGGCGGTCCCCGACCCGAGGGAGTACGTCGACAACGGTGAATGCGAAGTCTTGCACTGAAGGGAGGACGACGATGAAGACGAAGAGGCTCGTGGACGTCAGGTTGTGGAAGAGCAGCCAAGCCTGGCACTACCAGTCGGTGTGGAAGGTCGGGCCGTGGGTGGTCCGGGTCGACATCCTGCGCGACGCGTACGACGCGCAGTCCCACCTCCGGGTCGAGATGCTGACGACCCTCGGGTGGAAGGAGCTGGTCTCGAAGCCGATGACCAAGGATGGCGCCGACTGCTACAGCGTCTCCTACGCTGCGGAGGCGAAGGGCAGCCACTTCGTCGACGACGAGGCCGCGCTCGTCGACGAGGCGAACATCATCCTGAGCGCGATGGAAGGGAGGGAGGAATGAAGGCCGCCGGAATGTACTTCGCGTTCGTCCTCATCATCTTCGAGATCATGGTGGTCCTCGAGGCCATCAAGGAAGGGGTGCTGCGATGAGCTGGAAGTTCATCCAGGTGGAGCCGATGTCGGCCCACGGCAAGTTCCGCGACGAGCTGCTCGACGACCCGAACTACATCGCCGAGGTGAAGTACGATGGGTTCCGGCTCATCGGGCAGTTCTGCGGTGACCTGGTCCGGTTCACGACGCGCCGCATCTCCGAGGTCACCGGGCTGTTCCAGGAGCGCACCAACCAGGTCCCACACCTCTCGATGGGGGCCGAGTGGTGGGAGGGCTCGCGGCAGATGGAGCCCGTCCCGGCCCGGGTCAAGCGGGCTCGCTCCCTCGATGGCACCGTCATCGACTGCGAGGTCATCCCGAGTCGGAAGGCCATCGCGGCGATCCGGGCGGAGGGCGGGGCCGTCTCGAAGGCAGTCGGGTCCATCATCACGTCCGATCCGAAGCTCGCGGTGATGAAGCAGCTGGAGCGCGGCCCGCTCCGGCTCGTGGTGTTCGACTGCCTCTGGCACAAGGGGAGGGACATCCGGGACGCGACGCTCATCCACCGGCGCGGGGCGGCTGGCGAAGTCCTCAACGCTTGGGGCAACCCGTTCGTCTCGATGTCGAAGGGCGAGGTGGCCAAGAAGCGGGTGTTCCATGAGCGGGTCGTGGCCGAGGGCGAGGAGGGCATCGTGCTGAAGCCGCTCGACTCCCCGTACGACGGGAAGGCCTCCCGCTGGGTGAAGCTCAAGGAGGTGTGGACGGCCGACGTCGTTGTCACCGGGACGGTCCCGGCCCGCGAGATGAGCGTGAAGAAGGGTGATGACCAGGAGACGATGACCAAGTACGCCAAGCTGGGGTGGATCGGCGGGCTCGCCATCGGGCAGTACCGGAACGGCAAGCTCGTGCCAGTCTCGAACCCGAAGCGGGGCGTCTCGGGGTTCTCCGACGCCCTCCGCAAGGAGATGTCGCTGCACCCGGAGCGGTTCATCGGCACCGTCATCGAGGTCGAGCACAACGGCCGGGAGCCCACGGGCCGGTTCCGCCACCCGAGGTGGAACCGCCCGCGGCCGGACAAGTCGCCGAAGGACTGCATCTGGAGGAGGGACGAGACGTGAGGGCATCAGACTGCGCCGCCCTCGCCGCGAAGGCGGCGGGGAACCATCGGCGCTTCGAGTGCTTCGCCTGGTTCGCACGGCCACCCGACTCCGACCAGTGGACGATCGTCTACACCCACAACCGGGACTCCGACGTGCTGGAGCAGTCGAACGCGGCGGCCATCGCGAAGCGGATGGCACCGTACGTCCGGCGGGGGGTGGGCGACAGAGCAGGACCACACCCACTGGGCCGTCGGGTGGGTCGCCGGGTTCGCGATCCTCGTCTACCGACCGGACGGGAAGGTGACTAGGGCGTTCCGCACCTGGTGTGACATCGGGGCGGAGCTGGACGCCTACCCCGTGCTCGACGAGGACGACTTCTCGCGGCGCGAGTGCGAGGAGGTCGAGAGGTGCTGGGCTCAGATGTCGAAGCGGGAGCGGGTCGAGCTGTGCCGGGAGCGGGGAGAGTCGATCTTCGCCGCCCGTCGCGGGAGCCCGCCCGACCGAGTGCATGACCACCTGAGGGACACGCTGTGAAGGGAGGATGGGCCATGGCGAAGTGTGCGAAGTGCAACAACTGGCACGGGTATTCTGAGGACTGCCCGCCCTACCGGCCCGGGGACCGGGTCAAGCTGGTGTCGATGAAGGACGATCCCGACCCCATCCCGGCCGGGTCGCTCGGGACCGTCATCGACGCGTCGTCGGTTCACCTCGGCCGGCAGCACTACACCCAGGTTGGCATCAAGTGGGACAGCGGCCGGACGCTTCAGGCCGTCGTCCCGCCCGACGTCATCTCGGTGGTGGGGAGGGGACCGTGAGCGAAGCCATCGTGGTGAAGTACCGGGTCGGGCAGGAGGACATGCCGGTGAAGGGGGCCTTCGCGTCGGGCGACGACGCGGCCGACGCCGACATGGAGCAGGAGATCATCGAGCGGGTGAACCGCGGTGACCCCTTCGCTTGGTGCTGGGCGAAGGTCACCGCAACCTGCGGGCCGTTCGAGGGGTTTGAGTGCGTCGGCGGGATCTCGTGCAAGAATCGGAAGGAGCTGAAGGAGCTGTTCCTGAAGGACATGAAGCAGCAGGCGATCCATCACCTGAAGCAGGTGATGGAGGACGCTCACTCGGCCGTCCTCGCGGCCGTCGAGCGGGAGCGGGAGGCGAACCGGCTGCTGATGAAGTTCGACGAGCTGAAGGTCACGGAGGAGGACGAGACGTGAGTCCGGACCTCGGCGTCGGGAAAGTCAGCGGCCCGGCGTGGGGGAGACGCGAGAAGGTGCTGAGGCAGCTGAAGAGGAAGTTGGACCGCATCATCAGACAGGCCGCCGAGCGCGGCCGGGAAGGCAGAGGAGCGATGGAGAGCAACGTCGAGAAGCCCGAGACCACGAAGACCGTGAAGGCCACGAAGGCTGCGAAGGGGTTCAAGAAGCTGCCCAAGAACGTCGAGGTGGCGAAGGAGTCGATGCGGAAGCAGATGCCGACGCTTCCGCCCGGGAAGTCGGCGGGCGGTACCAAGGCGGAGAAGCTGGCCAAGGCGAAGCCCGCCGCGAAGCCCGAGAAGGCGAAGGGCCCGAGCCTCGGGCGGGAGGGGTCGATCTCCCACCTGATGCGCTCGCTCATCATCGCCAGGAAGTCCAACGAGGACATCCTCAAGGCGGCACGCAAGCAGTTCCCGAAGGCCGGGATCCTGGACAGCTGGCCGCAGTGGTACCGCGCCGACATGCTGCGCAAGGGGTTCCCCGAGGCCAAGGTGAAGGCACCGTAGCGGACCGGGCCGGGAGGACCCTCCGGGGTCCTCCCCTCGATGAGACGCCGAAGGTCAGCGGGAACGGTCCCGCGGCAGTCGAGCAGCGGTGCTCGAGCGTCTCACAGAGCAGCACCCATCCGCAACAGGAGAGCAGTCATGGCAACAACCGTCAAGAAGCAGGCGAAGCGGCAGTCGAAGTCGTCGTCCACGTCGTCTCGTGCCGAGAGCGCAGCGTTCATGATCCGCACACTCATCGGGAAGGGCAAGACGAACGAGGAGATCTTCCTCGCGATGAAGAAGCGCGGGTTGCTGGACGAGTCGAAGCGGCACTGGCCGCAGTGGTACCGCAGGCAGATGGTCCTTCGCGGGGTCATCGGCAAGCGGTTCGCCGAGCAGCACGCTCACGCAGCGGAGTAGGGATGGGGGAGGCTCGGGGCTGGCCCGACACCGCACGGAGCAAACGGGTCGGCCCCGGGCCTTCGGTTCCGGGAACGAATCAACTCACACAGGAGGACGGAGCATGACGTCCAACAGAGCCAAGAGGGTGATACACTACCTGGACGCAGGGTTGCCGCTGTGCCGGTTCGACTCGAAGATGCCGCGCGACTGGCCACCTGGCCACTCGTGGGCACTCGAGCCGCGGGACCGCGACACGCAGACGCCGGAGGTGAACTGCCCGCAGTGCCTGAAGCTCCACGCGGCGGGGCCGGGCGGCGACCTGATCATCGGGACGGCCGTCGTCCGGATCCGCAAGATGACGAAGGAGGAGCTGGAGCGCGAGGGATGGAATGAGCCGTCGATGGCCGTCGAGCTGTCGTCCGGCGCCATCATCTACGCCTCGCGCGACGAGGAGGGGAACGGCCCCGGTGCCCTCTTCGGGTGGGACGGGGAGCACACGATCACGTGGCACGCGCCATTGCTGGAGGCTGCCGATGAGCGCTGACCCGAAGATCATCGAACGCATCGCCAAGCTGCTCGCCCTCGCCGGGAACAACCCGAACCCGCACGAGGCGGCGCTGGCGATGGAGCGTGCCCAAGCGCTGATGAAGGAGCACGGAGTCTCGACCTCCGACGCGGAGGTCGGACCGATCAAGGAGCATCCGCTCCGCTCGTGGGCCTCGGCGTCGAAGTCGAAGGACTACGAGACCATCCTCTTCGGCGGCATTGCGCAGGCCTTCGGGTGCGAGTTGCTGTTCCAAGCCGGGCTCGGCGGCAAGTACAAGCTGAGCCAGGTAGGTGCGGCTCGCTACTACGCCCACTACATCATCGTCGGCCCGGAGGTCGACGTGAAGGTGGCGACGTACGCGGCGACGAACCTCTCGCGGGCGATGCGCAAGGCCCGCGAGCAGTACCTCGACAAGGTGAAGGAGGAGTACCCGCTGATCAGCCGGAAGGGGCTCGCCGTCAAGGGCGACTCCTACTGCGTCGGGTGGGCCTCCGAGGTGACACGGAAGGTGGAGCCGCTCGTCCGGCCGACGGTGAAGAAGCGGGTGGAGGAGTATGTGCTCGAGGTGACGGCGGGCCGGAAGGCGCCCGAGCGGAAGGCGAAGCCCCGCGACTGGACCGCGATGGGCGACGGGCTCAAGGACGGCAAGGATGTCCAGGTGAGGAGACCGCTTGAATGAGAGAGCCGACCGTGGGGATCTACGTGCTGCTCTGCGTGACCGTCCTGCTGCTCGTTGGGATGTGCAACGAGGGGCCGCCGAAGCCCGAGCGACGACGGCCGGAGGCGGCGCGTCATGGGTGATTTCTACTACGGTGAGCCCGACCCTTGGGCGTGGGCTCGCGAACGCAAGAGGAGTGAAGCCATGTCCGAGAGGAAGGCAGGCGGGGAGACTCATCCCTGCGAGCGGTGCAAGAAACGCGAGGTCTCGACGAAGTACAGGTTCTGCTACGAGTGCCGCGAGGCGGTGCGCGAAGAGGAGGGCATCAGGGACAGCATCATGATCCGGTGCTGCGCCCACATGTCGGCGGCGTTCCCTGCTCAGACCGCGAGGGACATCGCACAGCGGGCGTTCGAGATCGCCAACGCGGCGGTCGGCGTCCGGAAGGCGAGGTCGTGATGCGCGCCATCTTCACGAAGTACCTGCCGCCGACGAACCGCAGCGGTGCCAGAGTCTCGGTCACCGATCCTGGCTATGCTCACGACGGCCACCCACCACGGAGGGTCATCGTCAGTTGGGACGACGCCCTCGGGGCCGACGAGAACCACGCCGCCGCAGCGCGCATCGCGCTGCAGCGGTGGGAGTGGGACGGTGTCTGGGTCGGCGGAGGGTTCCCCACCGGCGACTGCTTCGTTCACGTCATGCCAGCGGACGGGCTGCTGGTCTTCAACGGCGGGCTCCCCGCCGGAGCCAAGCTGAGGTTGCCATGAACTGGGAAGACGACTTCAATGCGGAGTTCAAGAAGGCGGCCGATGTCAAGTCGGGGTCGCAGCGGGCAGGCGACTGCGAGGAGGACGGGTGCAAGCAGCGCGGGGTGTGGACCGTCGAGGCCGCGAGCGACGGGAAGCGCCTGTGCCAGTTCTGCCTGAACAGGAGGAGGCTCCGGTGACCACCTACCGCGTCGTCCGGTTCTTCCAGAACCCGGAGGCCCCGAGTCATCGCAAGGTGGTGAAGCGCGGGCTGTCTCGGGCGGAGGCCCAAGAACACTGCCGAGACCCCGAGACCAGCTCGCGTACCTGCAAGCTCAGCGAGAACCGCCATCGCACCGATCAGTGGGGCCCGTGGTTCGACGGATGGGAGGAGGAGTGAACATGAAGGTCGACCTGACGATCAGCGAAGCGTCGATCATCCTCGCGGCGCTCGACTCCCACCTCTACTGGCAGCTCAGCGACCCGAAGTACAGGAACAGCGGGGAGGTCTTCGACCCGAGGCGGCCGGGCGAGGACGTCATCTCGGACAACCCGGACCAGCAGCGGGAGGGCATCCGGGTCCGGAGGCTCATCGACAAGCTGAACGATGAACGACGGAAGGGAGGTTAGGACTGTGTGGAACTGGGGTAGCTTCTGGGCCGGAGTAGTCGTCGGGGTCATCGTGGCCGTCGACCTGGTCATCTTCGGCACTCTCCTCGGGAGGTGAGTGATGCTCAACATCGTGGGTCAGGCGCCGGGCCGGACGTCGGACCCGGACCGACCGCTGGAGGCCAGGAACAGCCGTGAGCGGCTCGAGCACCTGCTGAGCGTGTCGCTCGACGAATGCCACGTCGTCAACCTGCTGAGCAAGTACCCGGGCCCGGCCGCCGGGAAGGGCGACCTCTTCCCGCTCCACCGGGCCCGGCGGGCAGCGAGGGTCATCGACCTCGCCACGGCGCCCGTGGTCCTCGTCGGCCTCCGGGTCGCCGAGGCCTTCGGGGTCGAGCATCCGCGGCACTTCCAGCGGTGCGAGGTCCGCGGCCGACCGGCGATCGTCGTCCCCCACCCGTCGGGCGTCTCGACGTGGTGGAACGACCCGCGGAACGTCGAGGCGGGCCGGGCCGAGGTGTTGGCGTGGAAGACGAAGTGGAAGACGCTGCTCAAGAAACATACCACGTGACAGGAGGGACACGTCATGACGGACTGGTGCAACATCGAGACGAGGACGGTCGGGCCGCTCAACGGGCTCTCGACCTTGGCGAAGCTCAGGGCACTGCGGCGGGTGCTGGCGGAGTTCGCCCGGCGGCAGGCGGCGGAGAGAGCGCGGACGGTGGGGAAGCGGCCGGGGATGACAGATCGCCACCGGCAGGAAATGCACGACCTGGCGGTGACGGCCATGGTCCAGATGAGGCTCTCGTCCGACGACGCCCTCGCCCTCGCGAAGAACCTCGCAGACCTGCAGTCGGTCCGCTGCGGGTGGACGGAGGTCCCGACGTGGGCCCGGCTCGCGGCCGAGCTGGAACGGGCGGGGTTCGCCCGGTGGTCGGACATGACGAAGCGCGAGCGTGCGTTCGAGGAGGCGCTCATCCGGGAGCACGTCCGCTACCACGAGCGGAAGCAGATGAAGGTCGCGATCCTCGTCGGCAACCTCGTCCGCCGTGCTGCCAGAGCGGAGCAGGTGGACGCCGCGCTCGCCCGCGAGATGGCGAACCCGAAGGCGAGGGCGTGATGAAGCGCGTCGTGAAGGAGGACGGGGCGGGGGTGTTCGTGACGGGCCCGGAGGGCGAGAAGCTCCGGCCCGAGGGGCGGACCCGGTTCGCGCCGGAGACCAAGGTGGCCGTCGAGATGCTCGGGTGTGCCTACGCCGGTGCGACCCGCGCGGCTCTGTGGAACCCGGACCGGCCCCGCGACCTCACGGAGGAGGTGTGGGACTCCGGCCGGAAGGCTGACGAGGGGTACCCCCCGAACGACCACGTGCTCTGCCTGAGTGTGCGGCGGTTCAGCTCGACGTGCATCAAGGCGATGCCCGACTCGAAGGAGGAGTGGTGCGAGGTCTGCCTCGCGCGCTTCCCGCTGAACCTCGACCGGCCTGACAAGCCGTGGCACGGCGTGACTCCGGAGGAGCGGCTGCTGCTCATCGCGACCGTCGCCCGGCGCGAGCGGCTCAACTTGAAGCCGCTCGGGGAGCGGTGGCTCGTGGCCCGGGAGATCGCCGCGATGTTCCCAGAGGTCGACGGCCGGGGCGAGCGAGCCATCCAGCAGTGGGTTGTCGACTCCGTTCGACCGCTCACCGAGCGGGTCCATGCGCCATCGCTGGACCAGGCGGCGCACTACGCCGCCACCCGGTTCGGCTTGGACGAGCGGGTGATGCTCGAGACCCGCGAGACCAGCTCGCACGGCGAGTACCTCGTCAAGTTCGTGAGGCTCAGGTGAGCCCCGCGTGCTGGGTGTCGGCGGGGGTCGTCGCCGCGATCCTGCTCTGGCTGTTGCGCGGTTGGGTCAGGACCCGGCGGGCGGTCGCGGCGAGGCGGCGGAGGATGTACGGGAAGGTCACCATCAACTTGGAGTGACGGAGCGAACGTCATGGCTGAAGCTGCGGAAGAGAGGGAGTACCCGAGGCGGTGGGAGGGCGAGCGGAACCACCGGCACTACCTCGCGAGGACGAGGCCGTCGCCTGCGGAGCGGAAGAAGTGCAGCTGCTGCGGCCGGACGGTCCGGCGGTCGTGGCGGACCGGGCTGACCTGGGGAAGCTGCTACACGTGCCGGTACCTCAAGATGATCTACGGGCCGAACATCAAGGTCAAGTGGGTCGGGTGAAAGAGAGCGAGATGGATACTTTTAAGGATGTCGCGGCGAAGTCCCTCACCGACGCCCTCGCGAAGACCGACGCGGGGCTGGCACTCCGGGTCCGCGGGTTCGCGGTCGTGAAGCGCGGCACGACGCTCCGGGACATCACGTACGAGCGGGTGGCCGGGACGACCGTCGAGACCGTCGTGAGCTACCCGCCTCCGTGCGGGCTCGGCGACCCGTTCGTGCTGCGGACGACGACGGAGACCCGGCTGACGATGCGGACCTGGCAGTCGGTGAACGAGTTCGTCGCGGCGGAGAAGTGAACACCGGCCCCGGGGCTCCGGCCCCGGGGCCTTTTTCACGTCCGCCGTTGTGCGATTCCGGGCTCCCGGGCGCCTCCCCCTCCTTCGGGGGAGCCTGATCGGGACGCTACCGGAGCCGCTCCGGAGCGCCGGAGGGGCGGGGCGGTAGGGTACCCCGCCCCTCCGGCCGATCGCCCGCGGGCGGGGCGCCTAGGGCCCTTCCCGCGGGTCCGCCGGGCGGGGCTCGTCCCCCGGATCCGCCCGTTCCCCCCGGGTCCTCCCAGACCTCCCCCGAAGGAGGGAACCCGATCAGGCGAGCCCCGGGGCCCCGGCCCGCGGGGCTCTTTTTGTGTCCATGGTTGTGCGATCAGCCAGGTTCCGCATTGATGACGGCGGTCGGTTGTTCGTGATTCCCAAGCGAGCCCTCGTTTGCTAGAAAGGTCGGGTCCCTGATTGCCGACCGGAGAAGCTGATGACCAAAGAACTCGATGAGAAGCGGAAGGCGGCGGTGCAGAAGCGAGCGGAGATGATGAAGCGGGCCTTCGAGGCGGGCATCGCACTCGAGGTCCCGACGACGTGGTGGGCGGAGCTGGCGCCGCTCGACCCGATGGAGCGGAACCTCGTCCGGCAACGCATCGCCGAGACGATGATGAAGGCGGGGCGGCGATGAGCGCGAAGGCTCAGGACTGCTCTGCGTGCGGGAAGCCGATGATGGTCGTCGAGAAGGCCCGCGCGATCCAGTTCTGCCACGGCTGCGAGCAGAAGTGGCAGGATTCCCCCGAACGTGTGCAGGCAGCGACCGCGCGAGCGCGGTTCGCAGAGCGCATGGCCAAGGAGGCCAAGTGAACAAGGACAACCGGAACCGGCCCGACTCGAAGTCGGCCACCGACGACTGGCTCACACCCAAGCCCGTGGTCGACGACCTCGGGCCGTTCGACCTCGACCCGTGCTGCTACCCGCGCATGCCGTGGCGTACCGCGAAGCGGATGATCTCGAACGGCGTGACGGTCGTCGACGGCGAGCCGCGCAAGCTCAAGGTGGCGGGCGGCGTGACGCTGGGCGACGGGCTCGACCCGAGCCTGTGGAAGCGCGGGCGGAAGTGGGTGAACCCGCCCTACTCGCGGGTCCTCCCGTGGGTGCAGCTCCTGGCCGAGCACGGCGACGGGTTCATGCTAGTCCCCGCGAAGTCGATGGACACCGCCTGGGCCCAGCTGCTGATGGAAACCGCGGACGAGGTGCTGTTCCAGCGGGGGCGCTTCGAGTTCTGCCTGCCCACCGGCGAGCCGTCGGGTGGCGCGTGGGGCCCGAGCATGGTCGCCGCGTACGGCAAGCGCAACGTGCGCGACCTCCGCGCCGCGCTCGGGAGGGGGAGCGTCCTCCGCGGGGTGGTGGCGAAGGCGCTCACGACGTCGGAGGTGACGGAGAAGCTGATGCGGAAGGCGGGCTGAATCATGCCGAAGTACCCCATCTCAGCAGCGGTCGAGGCTGCCGCTGGGGCGTGGAAGAAGGAGGAGAGCATGAAGTGCGAACGGTGCCAGATCCCGGATGAGAGCCCGGCGGTCTGCGTCCACATGTCGGGGAGCAAGGGAGGTCGGGCCAACCGCGATGCGCGCCTGGCTGTCGACCCCGACTACTTCAAGAAGATCGGGTCGAAGGGCGGCACCACCGTGAAGACCGAGCGGGGTGCCGAGTTCTTCAGGGAGATCGGTCGAGCGGGAGGGACGACGACGCGGGACACGCAGGGCGATGGGTTCTACGAGAAGATCGGGAAGCTGGGCGGCGACAAGGTGATGAGGAACCGCGGGAGCGGGCATTACCGGACGCTCGGCGAGAAAGGTGGCCGCCGGATGAAGGACTTGATCAACCTCGGCCGGAGTGCCGAGAAGGAGAGGAAGCCGTGAACGTGTACGCAGCAGGGAAGTTCGAGCGCGCCGAGGAGGTCCGGGTCCTCCAGCAGATGCTCCGCGAAGCGGGTCATACGATCACGGCGGACTGGACCAGACACTCCGCCGCCGGGAAGGGTGGGCTCGCGCTGCAGAACTACCTGCAGGGTGCGGCGGAGTTCGACCTCCGGGGCGTCGAGGACTCCGAGTGCGTCATGCTCATCCACGACGACAACTGCCGCGCCGGGTTCGGGGAGCTGACCGCCGGGCTCGTGCTCGGGAAGTTGCCGATCGTGATCGGCGGGCTGCCCGCGAGGCAGTGGCCGATCTTCTACTTCGACCCGCGGGTGAAGCACTTCGAGACGAACGCGGGCGCGGTCCGCTACGTCACGTGGCTCGACAACGCCTTCGCCGTGAAGAAGTACGTCCCGGAGGTCTCATGATCATCACCATCGAAGGCCCGGACGGCTCGGGCAAGTCCACCCAGGCGAAGATGCTCGCGGACCGGCTGGGCTTCGACCTCCAGCGGTTCCCGGACCGGAGCACTCCGATCGGGAAGCTCATCGACCGGCACCTGAAGGGCCAGCTGAAGCTGGGGGCCTACGCCGACGTCGGCGACCACGCCGCTTCGGTCGAGTTCATCGAAGCGGATGTGCTCGACGACGCCCTGATGTTCCAAGCGATGATGCTCGCGAACCGGATGGAGGTCGGGCGGAAGCTCCGCCGGGCCCACCTCGGGCTCGGTCGCGTCGCGGGGATGGTCTGCGACCGGTACTACCAGTCGGGCCTCGTGTACGGCAGCGCCGACGGGCTCAACCTCGAGCACCTGAAGCAGATGCATGAGCTGCTCCCGCAGGCCGACCTCAACGTGCTCGTCCACGTCCCGGCGAGCGTGTGCGTCGAGCGCCTCGCGGCCCGCGGGAACCCCGACCGCTACGAGGGGAAGCCCGGCTTCATCGAGCAAGTGGTCGACGGGTACGACCAGCTGTGGCATGACGAGGCGATGAGCGACGAGTCGTGGATCGTCGTGGACGGAACCCGCCCGGTCGAGGCGGTGCACGAAGCGATCATGGAGAGGTACAACCATCACAAGCAGACGAGAGGGGAGTGACGTCATGACCCAGCAGAACCTGCCGAACATCCCGCCGCCGCCGGAGCGCGACCCCGTGGACGTCGAGCGCGAAGCCCTCGTGAAGGAGTGGCTGCTGACCCAGCCCGGCGCCGACTCGCTGAGCGGCATCCAGCGCCACGAGGTGCTGAACATCGTGAAGGGCATGCGGGCGAAGGACGTGGCGAACGCTGAGAACGCCAGGCCCGACACCGTCCGCACCCGGCGGAAGCACATCTACCGCAAGCTGGACCTCGACGGCGCGCAGGAGCTGATGAGCTTCGTCCTCGCCCACGCGCTCCAGAAGCTGGTGAGGCCCAAGTGAAGATCGTCAGCCAGAGCGCGACGCTCATCGCGGCGTCGGTCCTCGCCCAGACACCGCCCGAGGAGCTGATGCGGTCGGCCTCCGAGGGCGCCCTCGCCATCGAGGCGGCGGCGCGGACCTGCTACAAGTCGGAGGGGCTCATCTCCCCCGGCTCCGCGGCGAAGCTCATCACGAAGCTCGCGGGCATGCACCACGACGCGATGCTCGAGTTCGGTGACGCGACGTTCCGCATCGTCTGCGACCGCGGCGTCTCCCACGAGATCGTCCGCCACCGGATCGCCTCCTACGCCCAGGAGAGCACTCGCTACTGCAACTACGCGAGTGAGAAGCGCGGCGGGGAGATCGCGGTGATCATGCCTCCGGGGCTCGACGAATGGCAGCGCCGGGAATGGGAGGACGCGATGCTCCGCGCTGAGGCGGCGTACCTGAACCTCGTCGACCACGGGGCGGCGCCGCAGATCGCGCGGTCGGTTCTCCCGACGTGCCTCAAGACGGAGATCTGCGTCAAGATGAACTTCCGGGAGTGGCTCCACTTCCTGAAGCTCCGGACGGCGCCCGCAGCCCACCCGCAGATGCGGGAGGTCGCCGGGATGGTGCGGCGGGAGCTGATCGACCTCTGCCCGGAGGTCTTCGACCGCGAGGTGAACGCGTGAGCGACGAGGTCAAGCAGTTCACGTTCCCGAAGACGCCCGGCGCCTGCGTCGACCGGTTCAAGGAGCTGGGCGAGAAGAAGGCCAAGCTGCAGAAGGAGGTGGCGAAGTACGAGGCGGAGGAGAACGCACTCGAGCTTCACCTCATCTCAGTGCTCGAGGGGATGGAGGCGGAGATCGTCGCCGGGAAGAAGGGGAAGGCCAAGCTGGTGAAGAAGGACATCCCGGTGTTCGCGAAGGACGGCGGCGACGAGGCCTTCTACAAGTACGTGAGGAAGACCGGCGCGTTCCACCTCATCCAGAAGCGGCTGTCGTCCACGGCCATCGCGGAGATGTGGGCAGCCGGGAAGAAGGTCCCGGGCATCACGAAGTTCATCAAGAAGAAGATCAGCATCGTGAAGGCGTAGTCGTGCAGTTCTGCAGAGAGGGTATCATCGTCAACGGACGTCTCGTCACCATCGACGAGATGAAGAAGCGACGCGAAGCACAGGAGAAAGAACAAATGGCCAAGAAGAGCGGCGACAACCAGAGCATCATGCGGTACGACGAGGAGCTGGCCAAGCAGGCGAAGGAGGCGGCCGACGCCGTCGCCGGGATCGGCGGGGGCGAGTTCTTCAGCATCAAGGACGACAAGCTGACGTTCGGCGGCGTCGCCCTCCCGTACAACCAGGTCGGCGCCATCGTCGTCGACTTCGTGTACAGCAACGCCTTCTACCCCGAGAAGTTCACGAAGGGGAAGTCGCAGCAGCCGGTGTGCTACGCGTTCGGCCGCAAGTCGAACGAGAAGGACATCTTCCCGCACGCCGACTCGCCCGACAAGAAGTGCGCCGACTGCGCCTCCTGCGAGTACAACGTCTTCGGCTCCGGCGAGGGCAACGCGAAGGCGTGCAAGAACGGCATCCGCCTGGCGCTCATCCCGGCCGGCACGTACGAGAGCGAGACGAAGTTCACGCCGTTCAAGGACCCGGAGGAGTTCGAGAAGCAGGCGGGCTACTTCACCGTCCCGCCCACCTCGCTCAAGGGCTTCGGCAACTACGTGAAGCAGGTCAGCGGGTCCCTCAACGTCCCGCCGCACGCGGTCTTCACGAAGATGCAGCTCAAGGAGAAGGTCATCTACTTCGAGCCGATCGCCAAGGCCCCGGCCGCCATCATCCCGGTGCTGATGAAGCGGAACGCGGAGGTCCGGAAGCTCATCGAGTTCCCGTTCCCCAAGCCGGACGACTCGAAGGTCAAGGCCGGCAAGGGCAAGCCCGGCAAGGCGAAGGGCAAGAAGTTCTAGCAGTCGCCACGCGGCGGGCTCGCCCTTCGGGGCGGGCCCGCCTTTCTTTCACCCGAGGTCAGCACATGATCTTCAACCCGCGGGAAGCGGCGACCATCGACTTCGAGTCGCTGCCGATCATCGGCCGTCCGCACCACCCGCCCTCTCCGGTCGGCGTGTCCGTGAAGCTCGGGACGGGCAAGAGCCGGTACTACAGCTGGGGCCACGAGGTCGGCAAGAACAACTCCACGTGGGAGGAGGCGCGGCGTGCGGTCGGGGAGGCGTACGACTCCGGGCGCCCCATCCTCATGCATCACGTCAAGTTCGACGCTGAGGTCGCCGCGGTGCACCTCGACCTCCCGTTCCTCCCGTGGGACCGGTACCATGACACGATGCCCGCGCTCTTCCTCAAGGACCCGTACGCATCCACCTACGCCCTCAAGCCGTCGGCCGACCGCCTCCTCGGGTGGAAGCAGGAGGAGCGCGACGCCGTCGAGGACTGGCTGATGAAGAACCAGCCCCTCGCCTCGCGCGGCATCAAGCTGTCGACCTCGAAGGACAGCGACTTCTACGTGGGTGCGTACATCGCCTTCGCCCCGGCCGAGCTGGTGGCGGAGTACGCGGAGGGCGACACCGACCGCACCCACGGGCTCGGGGCCAAAGTGCTGCCCGAGCTGGAGCGGCGCGGGATGACCGGCGCCTACGATCGCGAGCGGCGCCTGCTCCCGGTCATCTGGGAGATGGAGAACCAGGGAGTGCGGGTCGACGTCGAGGCACTGGCCCGCGACGAGCACGGCGTCTCCATGGTGCTCTCGAAGATCGACCAGTGGCTGGCGAAGCGCCTCCGGGTCCGCGGCGAGATCAACTGGAACAGCCCGGACCAGCTCGGGGCCGCGCTCGTCCGGGCCGGGGTCGCGGAGCTGAACAAGACATCGAAGGGCAAGTGGGAGGTGAACAAGGACGCCCTCGCGGCGGGCATCAAGGACCGGCAGATCCTCCACGTCCTCAAGCGGCGGGCCCAGCTCTCGACGGTCCTGAAGACGTTCATCCGCCCGTGGCTGGAGACGGCGTCCGCATCGGGCGGGTTCATCTACACCGATTGGTACACGACCAGGCGGGACAAGGGCAAGGGCACCGGCGGCGCGAAGACCGGCCGCGCGCAGTCGTCGCCCAACTTCCAGAACATGGCCAAGGAGTTCGAGCCGCTCTTCAGGCACGAGGTTACGGCCGAGTGGGCTCGAGAGCACGAAGTGACGGATGACGAGGCGGCGAAGCTCAAGGCGAGCCTACCCGACGCACCATTCCTCCTCCCGCCCGCGCCCAACGTCCGGGCCTACGTGCTCCCGTGGGGTGAGGACGACGTGCTGATCGACCGCGACTACTCGCAGCAGGAGCCGCGGATCCTCGCCCACTTCGAGCAGGCAGTGGAGGGCGGCGGGAGGCTGCTGGAGGCGTACCTCGCCAACCCGTGGATCGACTTCCATGACGACGCGAAGGCGAAGTTGGAGGCGGCGGGTCGACACTACAAGCGCAAGGTCGTCAAGGGCTTCAACCTCGGCATCATGTACGGGATGGGCGTCGGCCTGATGGCCGAGCGGTCGGGGCTGGAGGTGAACGAGGCCAGGCAGGTGCGGAACGCCATCTACGGCATCTACCCCGGTCTGAAGGAGATGTACCGGGAGATGGAGAGGCGGGCGAAGGCCAAGGAGCCCATCGTCACGTGGGGAGGGCGGGAGATCTTCTGCGAGGAGCCGAAGGTCATCGACGGGAAGATCGTCCACTTCGACTACAAGATGGTGAATACCCTCATCCAAGGGTCGGCGGCGGACTGCACGAAGGAGGCGATGATCCGGATTCACAACGCAAAGCCGAAGTGGATGAAGCTGCTGCTGTCGATCCACGACGAGATGGTCGCCTCGGTCCCGAGGGCCAAGGCGCGGGAAGGGATGGAGCTGCTGCGGAGCTGCATGGAGTCCATCGAGTTCGACGTCGCGATGCTCTCGGAGGGGACGTGGTCCGACGAGAGCTTCGGGGCGCTGCAGCCATACGACAAGAAGGGCCAGCTGGTCGCGACGAAGCTCGCGGCCTGAAAGGGAATCACATGCCGACCAAGCCGAAGGCAGCTGCGAAGAAGCTCACCGCGTGGTCCTACTCCCGGTTCAGCGACTACCGGAAGTGCCCGCTCATGGCGCGGTACAAGCACATCGACAAGATCAAGGAGCCGGACAACGAGCACCAGGCGCGCGGCACCATCATCCACAAGGAGGCCGAGCTGTGGTCGACGGGGAAGACCTCCGCGACCGTCAAGGTGGCCGGGGCCGAGCGCATCGTGAAAGTCTCGAAGACCAAGATCCCCAAGAGCCTCGAGTGCTTCAAGGCGGAGTTCGCCCACCTCCGGAAGATCAAGCGGTCCCTCGCGACGGAGCAGCAGGTGGGCTTCGACGCGAAGTGGGAGCTGACGGAGTGGTTCGACTCCGACGCCCGTGAGAAGGGGCTCCCGCTCCCGGTCATCCGCGTGACGATGGACTGCCGGTACGTCTACGACGGCGACCACGGCCGGACGATGAAGATCATCGACTACAAGACGGGGCAGGTCCGCGAGGAGAACAAGGAGCAGCTGAGCCTCTACGGCGCCGCGGGGTTCGTCCTCGACTCCACCATCGACGCGGTGGAGGCGGAGCTGTGGTACTTGGACCAGGGGCACCTCGAGCCGCTGGTGTACAAGCGGGCCGACGACGCCGATCGCCTCCGCGAGGAGTGGGACAAGAAGACGAAGAAGATGCTCACTGACGTCCAGTTCCGGCCGACCCCGTCGAACATGTGCACCTTCTGCTGGTTCGGCCAGAAGAAGAAGGCGTCGAGCAACGGCCCCGGGCTCTGCAAGTTCTAGGGAGGCGAGCATGAACAAGAACACCTGCATCGAGTGCCATGCCTGCTGCGGAGCGGGCGGGTTCGCCATCTCCGAGCTGCAGAAGCTCAAGGAGGACGCCTGCCACCACCTCGTCTCCGGGTGCTGCGCCATCTACGAGCGGAGGCCGGGGCGCTGCCGTGACTTCCTCTGCCTCTACGTGACGGAGGACGGGCAGGGTCTGCTGCCCGAGCAGCGCCCCGACCGCTGCGGAGTCATCATGCACGGGGCACGGACGTTCTACCGCGGGAAGGAGGTCCCCGGGGCGCCTCTCGCGGTCGCCACGGAGGTCCGGCCCGGGGCCCTCGACAACCCGTGGGCGATTCTGATGATCGAGCAGGTGGCGGCGACCAGGGCCGTGCTGATCAAGCGACTCGACGGGACGACGAAGCTCATCGGTCCGCCCGAGATCGTCAACGCGCTGAAGCTCGTCGACATCGAGTAGGAGGGGTGATGGCCAAGAAGACCGAGAAGCTGCCGAAGGGATGGCGCTGGCTGAAGGTGGACGAAGTGGCGGAGGTCGGCGATCTTCTCTGCGACACGCGGGTGAAGAAACCGATCCGGATCGGGACGTCCTTCACCGTCACCGACGTGACCCATCCGATCCGGACGAAGCGGAAGGCCACGTACGCCGCTCCGGCGGACAAGTTCTGCCCTGACATGAAGGGCTGCCGCGGGGCGTTCGACACGAGGACGGGTCTCTGCGAACGACACGGTGGGAAGGAAGGTGCGTTCGGGCCTCGGGACTACCCGGCCAACCCAGTCCCGGACCTCATCCCGATCCGGGCGGTCGACAGGAACGGGGTGGAGACCCCGCTCCCCGGCGCCGACGCGGTCACGTTCATCCTCGGTGCGCGGTTCGTGACCGTGAAGATCGGCTTCGGCTCGACACTTCACATCGACTGCGCTGACGCCCGGCCGGTCACCTGCGCTGGGAACAGCCGTCGCCTCTCCGTGGAGCTGTATCCGTGATCCGGGACTTGGAGTCCGCGGTCGAGCGCACGTTCGTCCGCGGACTCCGAGGCCTCGGCCTCAAGCCTGAGCAGATCGTCAAGCTGAACCTCCGCGGCAGGCGTGGGTACCCCGACCGGATGCTGCTGATCCCCGGCGGGGCCCCGCTCTTCATCGAACTCAAGCGCCCCGGCGAGGAGCCGCGGGCGCTTCAGCAGTACATACACCGACTCTTGGAGGGGCTGGGCTATGTCATCAAGACGTTCGACACCGCAGAAGAAGCAGTCGGCTACGTCGCAGGGTTCCTCTTCAATCGTCGCGCAGCCGTGGGTCCCCGCGCCGTACCAGCGGGAGGCCGCGCGGTTCGTGGTCACCAGGCCCGAGGCCATGCTGCTCCTCGAGCCGGGGCTGCGGAAGACGTCCATCATGCTGGCCGGACTGAAGGCGATGCGGAAGGCGAAGGCGGTGAAGAACGCCCTCGTCGTCGCGCCGCTCCGGGTCGCGTACGGCGTGTGGACGCACGACGGCGACGGTGAGCTGGCGAAGTGGGAGGAGTTCCGCGACGACTTCCAAGAGGTGCTGCTCCACGGCGACCACAAGATGAGCCGCCTTCAGGACGACGGGAACCTCTATGTCGTGAACTTCGACGGGCTCCAGTGGATCACCGCCTGCTCCGACTGCGGGCATCAGTCCCACCTGTCTGCCTGCGCCGGGAACGGCAAGGCCCGGTGCAAGTGTCGGACGAAGCGCGGGGCCCCGCTCGACTTCCTCATCCACAAGAAGGGCGTCGACACGCTCGTGGTCGACGAGCTGTCGAAGATGAAGCATGCGAAGACCAAGCGGTTCAAAGCGCTCAAGCCGTTCCTCTCCCAGTTCCGCAGGAGGTACGGGCTGACCGGGTCCCCGGCCGCGAACGGGCTGGAGGGGCTCTTCGGCCAGGCGTACACCATCGACCTCGGCAAGACGCTCGGCCAGTACATCACCCACTACCGCTTCACGTTCTTCACACCCAAGGGCTTCGGCGGGTACACGTGGGTCCCGAAGAGCAAGGAGACGGAGGCCGCCATCTACGAGCGGATGCGCAACCTCGCTCTCGCCATGAAGGCTGAGGACCACCTCCCCGGGCTCCCCAAGCTGGTCCCGAACACCCTGTGGGTCGACCTCCCGCCCCAGGTCCGCAAAGTGTACGACGAGCTGGAGGAGGAGCTGTTCACCATCATCGACCGGGAAGAGGTGACGGCTGCCAACTCCGCGGTCGCCTCGAACAAGTGCCGGCAGGTGGCGTCGGGAGGGATCTACATCGAGAAGGTCCGGCGGGGGAAGCTGGAGCGGGTGACGAAGCACCTGCACGACGAGAAGACCGAGGCCCTCGTGGACCTCATCGACGAGCTGCAAGGAAAGTCGCTCCTCGTCGGCTACGAGTTCCACCACGACCTCGAGCGCATCCGAGAGGCGGTGCCCGAGGCCGAGGTGCTGGGCTCCGGGACCTCCCCCAAGGAGACCGCTGACATCGTCGCCCGCTGGAACCGGAAGGAGATCCCGGTCCTCTGCGGTCACCCCGCGTCCATGGGCCACGGGCTCAACCTTCAGGGCGGAGGGCACCACGCGGCTTGGTACACGGCCTCATGGGACTACGAGATGAAGGACCAGTTCATCCGACGGGAGCTTCGGTCCGGCCAGAAGGAGAGCCGGGTCTTCGAGCATACCATCGCGGCCCGGCGGACGGTGGACGAGACGGTCATCCGCGCTCTCCACCGGAAGGAGAAGGGTCAGAATGCGATGTTCGCCGCGCTGAAGGAGTACCGGGCGGCGCGGCGGAGTGGCGAGTAGTTCACAAAGACGACTTCATCAGTCCGGGGCTGGGGCCAGTACCAAGGGGGCTGCGTCAATCAACTCCCTTTACTCCCCAAACCGGTCTTGCTAGGGTCGCCGAAGTTGATTGGTCCAACCCTCTGGCTGAGGAGGATGCACATGGCGAAGAAGGGGACGAGGAAGGACACGAAGAGCAGCAAGAAGCCCGCGAAGGCCGCGAAGAAGGAGGTCAAGAGCACGAAGGTGAAGAAGGCTCCGCCCGCGAAGGTGAAGAGCACGAAGAAGCCCGCCGCGCCCGCGAAGGCACCGCCCACCAAGAGCACGAAGGCGCCCGAGGCCAAGAAGCAGGGGCCCGCCTTCGGCAACGGCCAGGCGCCCAAGTGCGGCGAGTGCAAGCAGCCCATCACGCACCACCTCTCCACGTGCCCAACCGTGAACGCCACGTTCCGGGAGGTCGAGCGGTTCACGAAGAGCCAGCTCAAGGCGCAGGAGCAGGCGGTCGTCTGCAAGGACTTCAGCAACCGGGTCTGCATCGAGCTGGGGAGGCGCCTCCCTGAAAGTGGTGGTGGCGAGCACGACATGAAGGTGGTAGAGTTCCTGACGCTCGACGCCGAGGGGGAGGGGCCGTTCACGGTCAAGACCCTCCCGGCGCGGGAGTTCGACAAGAAGTACAAGGAGATCGAGGGTTACCCGGTGGCGAGGTGCGCCACGCTGTTCACCGAGTACATGCAGTACCGGGGAGCCACCGAGCGCGCAGTGGAAGAGCTGGAGAAGCTCATCAACGTCAACAGCAGCGCAAAGGAGAGAGCCATGGCCAAGAAGCCGAGCATCACCACCGCGAAGAAGACGGGCAAGGGCAACGCCGCCGCCTCGATGAAGTCCGTGAAGAAGGGCGCGGGCGCCACCGCCAAGGCGCCGAAGGAGAAGGGCGAGCGCCGGTCGGCCGCGAGCGTCGCGAAGGAGCTGATCATGTCCGGGCGGTTCTCGGACGACGTCATCTTCGACAAGGTCAGCAAGGAGTTCCCGAGCTTCAAGCGCACGTACGTCGCGTGGTACCGCAACGACCTCAAGAAGAAGGGGCTGAAGCCGCCCGAGAAGAAGGCGGCCTAAGCAGCCGGCAACATCGACCGGGCCTGCCGCGGATGCACGCGGCGGGCCCTTGTTGTTTCCAGAGCACGAAAGGAGCAGCGATGTTCAAGAGACTGTGGAATGCGATCCGCGTCCTGCGCGGGCTCGACCCGGAGCTGGAAGACGTCCGCGCGATGCACCTCAAGTTCGGCATCCTCTCGTTCGAGGAGCCGGGCTTCCTCACGAAGCGGAAGATGCGCGAGCGGCTGCAGTGCCTCCGCGAGGAGGTGGACGAGCTGGAGGACGCGGTCGAGAGCGACGACATCGCGGGGATGACGGACGCGCTCATCGACATCGGCGTCTTCCTCAAAGGCACGGCCGTGATGCTCGGCCTCCGCCGGGTCTGGCGCCGCTCGTGGGCCGAGGTCGACCGGGCGAACATGTCCAAGATCCGCGGCGTCGGGCACCGCGGGCACGCGGTCGACCTCATCAAGCCGCCGGGGTGGTCGCCGCCGAGCCACCTGGTTCACCTCCATGCCGAGGGGCTCGACCGGAGCACGTACGTCAACCGGCGCGACGACGCCGGAGCGCCGAAGGAGGCGACGCCATGAGCCGCCTCTTCATCCTCGAAGGCCCGGACGGCTCGGGCAAGACCACGCTGGCCCAGGCGCTCACCCGCGCCGTCCAAGGGATGCTCATCCACCATGGCTCCTACCTCAAGGTCTCCCCTCAAGACCTCGCCGACGTGTACGAGGTGAGCATGATGCCCGCAACCCACGGGTACGTCGACACGGTGCTCGACCGGTCGTGGCTCTCCGAGCCCATCTACGGCGCCGTGATGCGGGCCGGGCTGAACCGGCTGAGCCCGAACACGGCGGGGTGGCTCGAGGGCATCGCAGCAGCGTGCGACGGCGTGGTGGTCCTCTGCCTCCCGCCGTTCGAGGTCTGCGCCAAGTCGTTCGAGGGCAGGCCGCAGGAGGAGTACCTCAAGCGGACGGACCAGCTCCGCCGCGTGTGGGACGGGTACGCCGCAATGAAGACCTCGCTCCCCGTCCTCAAGTACGACCGCACCCAGTGGGAGGGCGGGGCGCCCGCCTTCGCCATCCACATCGCCGAAGGGAGGTTCGACTCATGACCGACGTTATGCTCGCCCAGTCATACACTCCGCAGCCCGGGACCCCGGCCCCGTGCGGCGATGCCGCCTGGCGGGAGGCCATGATGGCCATCTGCCGGGAGGGGCAGAAGGTTTCCCCGCGCGGGATCGACACCGTCGAGATGCTCCACGGCCAGCTCGTGTCCGTCGACCTGAGCCGGGCGGTGGTGACCTCCCCGGCCCGGAAGCTCTCGGCGCAGTTCATGGCCGCCGAGGCGCTGTGGATCGTGAACGGCCAGAATGACCTCGCCTCCCTCGCCCGCTTCGCGCCGAGCTACGGGCGGTTCAGCGACGACGGGGTGACCCTCAACGGCGCCTACGGCCCGAAGGTCCGGGCGCAGACCCCGTACGTTGTCCAGCAGCTCAGCAAGGACCGGGACACCCGCCAGGCGGTGCTCACCATCTGGGAGCGGAACCCGCTGCCGAGCAAGGACATCCCCTGCACGGTCGCGATGAGCTTCTCGATCCGGCGGGACCTGCTCCACCTACACGTCTTCATGCGGTCGAGCGACGGATGGATGGGGCTTCCCTACGACATGTTCAGCTTCGCGACGGTCGCCCTCTTCGTCGCGTGCATGCACAACTGGGGTCTCCCTCGCGAGCTGACGGTCGGCCTCGGGACCATGACCATCAACGCGACGTCGAGCCACCTCTACCTGAAGGACATCGACAAGGTGAAGGAGGTGCTCGAGTCGGACCCCGGGCCGGTCCCGGAGCCAACGCCCGACGCCCTCGTGCGGAAGGGCGACTGGGAGACCCTGCGCCGGGACCTCATGGCGCTCCGCGAGGGGACGGCCGACGAGACCTGTCAGTGGAGGCCGCTCCCGTGAGGCCCGACAAGGACACGTACTTCGTCGCGATGGCGAAGCTCGTGGCGACCCGCTCGACCTGCCTCCGGCGCCACGTCGGGTGCGTCCTCGTCGACCGGCACGGGCACGTCCTCGCGACCGGGTACAACGGGGTCGCGAGCGGGTTGCCTCACTGCAACGAGGTCACCAGTGTCGACAACGCCGAAGGGGCCCACCGGGCAGTGCAGACTACCGTGTACCACGGTAACGCATGCTCCGGGGCCCTCGCGCCCCTCGGGCAGCCGCAGTCGGGCGGGGTCGGGTGCGAGGCGATCCACGCCGAGCAGAACGCCCTCCTCCAGTGCCGGGACGCCCAGGCGATCAGCACCTGCTACGTGACGCTCGCCCCGTGCTCGACATGCACGAAGCTCCTGATGAACACCAGCTGCCGCCGCATCGTGTTCATGGAGGAGTACGTCCCGGAGCACATGGAGATCTTCAACCGCCTCTGGGCTGAGAAGGCCGGGCGGGAGTGGGAGTATCACCCCCACGCGAAGGTCGACTACTAGGCCTTCCGAGGCCTCGCGGGAGGCCCCGTTAAACGAACGGGGACCCGCTGGTAACGCGACGCCCGACCCGGGAGGCTCTCCGGGTCGGGCGTCGTTGCTTCGGGGCTTGCCAGCGGCCTAGCGGCCCCAGCCGAAGCGTCCGGAGGCGCCGAGGGAGGCCTGCCACGCGCGCCCGTCGGGCGTCGAGACTACCGCGCCGACGTAGACCCACGGCAGCACGCGGCGCGCGAGGGCGGCCCGGTAGAGCGACGGGTCGCGCTGCAGCCGCGCGGACGCCCCGCCGTTGAGGCTCAGCACCTGCCACTCGGCGCCGACCTCCAGCTCCCAGAGCGGGTCGCGCAGCTTCACGAGGACGGGCGGGACCGCGTCGACCACGGACACCTTCGAGTCGAACGGCCCGCTGAGGATGACCGTCTCCGGGAGCGGGTGCGTGCGGACGGCCTCGGCGCGGCCCCTCACCACCACGTTGCCGAGCCCGGTCTGCAGCTGGACCACCGTGCATCTGACGACACCGCGCCCACCTTCCGGGAGGAGGCACGGCGGGCCGGGCGGGAGCGGGACGCCGACGGCCGGGACCTCGACGGTCACCACCCGCTCGACTGTCCTCACGACGACGCCGGGCGAGCGCGCCTCCAGCTCTCGCACCTGGCGCTCCAAGTCGGCGTCCTTGGCCACGAGCTTTCGCAACTCTCGCTCGGTGGCCTCGCGGGCGACGACCTCCCCAGCCAGCCGCAGCTCCGCGGCCTCGCGCTTCTGGTCTGCGCCGCGAGCAGCCTTGACCTGCGCCGCGAGCAGGAACGCGAGGACGACGACCGCGACGGCGAGCGCAGCGACCCCGACCAACCTCCAGTGCTTCAAGGCCCAGATCACTTGGGGTCTCCCGCGGTGACCTTCGCCTGCTGGTACACGTGGCCCGCGAGAACGAGGCCCGCCAGCACCACGAGGCCATCACGGTACTCGGCGAACGTCGCCGACTTCATGTAGTATGCCCCGCCGGTCAGCGCAGCCACGGAGAGCAGCCAGTACCCCGTCTTGCGCCACCCCTGCAGGATCCTGTTCATCTTGCTGGGTTCCATCGTCCGCTCCCTCTCAGTATCCAGTGCAGAACTGGAAGTGCATCGGGTCCTTCTTCGAGCGCCAGTCACCTCCCCAGTTCCAACCACGCTTCTTGAACTCCTCGACGAAGGCGGCCGGGATGTCCGTGATGAGCTTCGTGCTGAACGGGTTGCTGTTCCAGTTGATGTCGAAGGCGATCCCCCACGAGTGTGTCGAGAGCGGCGCGGCTGCCTGCTTCGCCGGGTCGAGCGTCTTCATCCGACGCGGGCAGTAGCCGCCGAGCTGTCGCAGCGTGTAGACGGATGCCGCCGCGCGGGCCGCCATGAGCGCCTCGACGAACAGGCTCGCGAGCTTCTTGTGCATTCGGATGTAGAAGCTGTCGACGAAGACCCCGACGAGGTGCTCCTCCTCCCACAGCGGGTCGACGCGGACGAACGTGCTACCTGGGATCGAATGCCACGGCAGCTCACCGAAGACCTCCTCGATGGCTGCCCGACCGTTGGGTGCCTTCAGAGCTTCCGCCATGACCTAACCTCCGATGCCGTGCTGCCGCTTGAACACCTCGATGATGTCCTTGAGCGGTTCGATGATGTTCCGCAGCCGCTGGATGTCTTCAGACCCGGCTGTGTGCGACTTCTCGAGAACATCGAGCCGCTGCTGCACTGACACGATCTTCGCCTCGATGTCGATCCGCTCCTGCGCGCGCCTGGCCTCGACGGCGTCGAAGCTCCGACCGGTGATCACCAGCTTCTCGATGAGGTCACGAAGGTTCTTGTCCTCACGCTCTTCGTGTTCCGTGAGCCGCTGCACGAAGACCCGCTCCGTCCGCGAAGCGTACGCCTCCAACAAGTCCTTCACAGACGCGAACGGCACGGCCACCGGCTCAGTCACCTTCGTCTTCTTCGCGGGCTTCTTCACGGCAGCACCTTGGGGAGCGTGATCCCGCACTGCTGTGCCCACGCCGCGATGCCGAGGAGGATGAGTGCCATCGCGATCTGCACGGCGGCCTTCCCCGCGTGATACGCGATGATCCACCAGAGCGGCTTGTCCTTCGACCGCTTGCCATACTTCCCCTTGACGACCGCGTACGACCCCGTCACCGTCATCGGATCCACATCTTGCTTCCTGTTGTCGTTCACGCCCCCTCCTTTCAGTTGTTGGTGATCAGTGCGACGTAGAGCGTCACAGCGTTGCCCGTCCCGAACGCCTCCGGATCCACCCATGAGTATTCTACCGTCGGAACTCCACCAACGACACCAGGAGTCGCGCGCCTCAGCGCGACGTAGATGCCGAGCCAACCGTAATCGTGGTAGGAGCCCGGAGGATAGTAGCTGCCGCTGCCGTAGTTGTAGTTTCGGTCGTACCCGACGATGAACGGCTGGATCTGCGCGATGAGGTCCGCGTCGGTCCCGACGTCCTCCTCCGGGCATGTCCCGACGGAGAGCGCCGGGATCGGCTGGACGCCGGAGAACACCTCCGTCTCGACCTGAAACCACAGACACGCGGGCGGACCCGCGACGCGAGTGATGGAGCTGAACCCCTTGACGTAGATCGGAGAGAAGGAGCTGGCCCCGACGTCGACGCGTGCGAAGGCGCGAGCGAGCGCCATGTCCGAGAACGGGACCGCCCCGACCTTGAAGCTGTTGGCCGCCGCGAGCAACGCCGTCCCGGACCGCTGCATCTTCGCCCCGGAAGTCGCCACCTCGTTGGTCCCGCCCTCGGTCCCGGTGAACGTGTACCCGGTGGTCTTGATCGCGTCGGCGGCGAGCTTGTCGGCCGTGACAGCGCCAGCGTCGATCTTGTCGGCCGTGATGATCCCGGCGGCGAGGCGCGAGGCGATGACCGGGGAAGCGTCGGCCACCGTCAACCACTGCGACCCAGACCACCGCCATGGCACGTAATTCTGGTCGCTGTCGAACCAGAGGTCACCGGCCGCGAGTGGCACGCCGTCCCATTCGCCCGCCGCGGCGGCCATCACACGATTGACCGCCACCCCGTAGAGCGTCCTGTTGCGAACGGCGTTGCCCGCCTTCGCAACGTCGGCGGTCGCGTCGAGCGCCGCCAGGTTGTCGACGGAGACCGTGCCATCACCGGCCGGGCTCTCGCCGACGTCGCCGTTCATGATGAGCATCAGCCGGACGTATCGGACATCCTCGTGGAACTTGCCCGGCGCGTTGACCGTCCCGGCCGCTGTCCCGCCGGGCGACCCACGACCGGACAGGAAGCTCTCTGAGCTGTACCACGATGCGTTCGGCGACTCGAAGGCGTCCGTGACGTACTGCTCAGAGAGCGTGTCAGCGCCGGTCATGCTGACCTTCGTCGTCATGTCAGCGCCGATGCCACAGAAGCCGACCCGGAACGTGCCCGTGCCGTTCGTCGGCTGGGTCTCCTGCTTCCACAGCGACGCGATGCGGATCGGGCGGAGCGCGTCCACCGGGATGAGCCCTTTGTGGATCATGACCGCCTGACCGGTGACCTGGAGAACACGGCTGCCGTCGAGCCCGCCGCTCGCGAGGCAGACGACGCCGGAGCCGACGATGTCCCAGTCCTCGAGCACCAGCTGGTCGAACGCGAACTTCACCGGGAGGTTGAGAATCTGCTCAGCACCGGAGAGGGCGAACGACGGCAGCGTGTACTGATACACCGGCACATCACTGATGTCGTCGTACTGCGTCTTGGACAGGTTGAAGCTGACGAGCTTCACATAGATCGTCTGACCGTACCGGGTCGGGTCGACCTGCAGCTTCATCAAGTTGTCGTCGATGCGGATGAACGGGGCCCCGGCCGGGTGCGAGGAGGAAGCGGTGCCGCGGCAGCCACGCCGGAGGCTGGAGAGGCGGTACGACCCATCCACCTGGAGCGTAGCATCGCGGTATGCGATGACCTCACCTTCGAGCCAGCAGTCCGACGCGAGAGCGTCGCGCTCGACGTCGGTCACCGAGGCGAGCTGCCCCGCCGAGACGGAGAGGTCGACGTCGACGTTGTTCACGCTGTCGAACGGAGACCCAGCGTTCACCGCACCGACGGTCGTGCCGTAGGTCGCCGCTCCGATGTCGCCCTCGTACACATATGTGATCCCGTCCCAGGACAGCCAGACCTGTGAACCGCCCCAGTCCTTGTTCGCGCCGGACGTCCCGATCCACACCTCAGGGCCGCCCGACTCCGTGGCCGTCGGCGGGGGTGCGAAGATGATGGGCGTGTTCGAGAAGTACGGCTTGGTCCCATAGTCCTGCCCACCGCCCTCGCCGACCTCGGTGGCGAACCTAGCCGCTTGGGCGATGCCGATGGGCATCTCCTCCGCCTCGATCGTGATGTCCTGCGCGACCGGGTCCTCGTCGACGGAGGTGATGCGGACTGGCTTCCGGTCGAGCCCGAGCCGCGGCTCGGTGATCGTGATGATGTCAAGCGGCTCGAGCACCGCATGCTTGAAGCCGACCCGGATCTTGAACCTGTTGCGGACGTAGCACGAACGCTGCGCCATCAGCCTCGAGATGATCTGCGCGTGCCGCTGGTTCGTGATGCATGCCAGCCGGACCGCTTGTGCCTCGCGGACGCTCCCCGTCGCGTCGACATCGGCCTGGTCGACCTCAGACACGACGGCCACGTTGTACTCGTTGGCCTGGTCGAGATATTCCACGGGGATGCGGTTGTAGGTGTCCGACTGCCGCTTTCGCATGACGGTCACCGGACCGTCGTCGATGGACGCGACCGACCCGTCCGATCCGGTGAGCGCCGACATGTTGTCAATGACGATGTCGTAGACCGGCTGGAGGGCGGGCGTGAACGTCCCGACCGTCACGTCACCGAGCGGGACCACCCTGAGCTTGCCGTTCGACCAAGTCATCGCCGAGTTGGTGGAGTCGAGGATCGACTGCACGTAGTCGAGCGCTGCCTTCTGCTCGTTCAAGGCAGGCGAGACCTTGAAACCCATCTGGTCGCAATACCTGCGATAGCCACTCGCCACCGTCCCGTCGGGGCCGAGGTCGACCTCGATGCGCGATGCATCCCACCCGCAGCCGTAGATGGCGTTCGTGAGCATGTCGAAGACGACGGCCGCCGGATCGGCACCACCCACGTCCGTGTTCTCGTCGAGGAACCCACTCACCTCGAACGTGTAATTCTTCATCGAGTTGGATGAGCCGAGCGACATCCGCGGCGTGATGAGATACGCCGTCCCGGAGTAGCCGATCGCATAGCCGCTGTAGTTCCTCGTCCCCGAGTAGGTGATGATCACCGGACAGCCGAGGAGCGAGGCATCGCTGAACGTCACCTCCCAGTAGGCGCTGGCGCCGCTCCCCACCTTGACGATGGTGTAGTAGTACGGGTTGGGGTTCGCAGGATAGCCGAGGATGTCCTGATTCGGCCGGTAGAGCTGGCCGGTCCGGTAGCCCGCGCTCACCTGGCTCGAGTTGAGCAGATACTTCCACACGCCACCGTACTTGATGCGGATCGAAGCCGGAGGAATGAGCGACGTCGGCGACGTGATGTGGTCGAGCCCCGGGTCCTCGATGCGATACCCGTTCTCCGCCACGAACTCCTCGGTGGACTTCGCCACGGGCGTGGAGTCGAAGTAGGTCCACGGCGTCTGCGGCCGGGTCCCATGGAAGTAGGTGAAGACGCCGCCGTCGAGCTTGTCAAGCCCGCCGAACTGCTCCTTGTCACGCCAAACGCGGAGAATGTCGCCCACCGGACCTTCGCACAGGCCGATGGCGAACCCCTGATAGTAGGCGTCGGGCGTCCCAGAGCTGGGCGAGTTGCCGCCCTTTCCGCCGCCGCTCGCCGACTCTCCAGCCACCTTCTCCCAGAAGGACTGTGGCATCCAGATGAGGTTCCCGGCGATGCGATTCCGGCCGTAGAGCATCGGGACCGGACGGTCGAAGCACGATGTCCCGATCTGTACGCCGGTCAGCAGCTCCCCGGCGGTGGTGTAGTTCCCGACGCCGCCGAAGGCGTGGGAAAGCGTGCGGCCGACGTTCCTCGCGGTCTCAGATGCGCCAGACATGGTCAGCTCTCCCAGAGGCTCCAGCACCCACCGTACCTGCGGACGAGCCCGGAGTTTGCGTGAACGTCGTCAACGACGACCTTGCCGACGAAGATGAATGCATGCACTACCAGCGGCCAGCGGACGACGAGGGCCGAGTGAGAAAGGCAGCGTCCGAACTTGAACAGCGCGACGTCGCCCGGCAGTGGCTCGCGGCCGACGACGGGGCGGCAGTGACGCTCCACGACCGCTAGCATCAGCTCCTCGCTGTTGTGAAGTGCCCAGTCTTGCCGGTACGGAGCGATGTGATCCTTCACCCCGACCGTCTCGAACGCCGCGAGGAGGAGCTGGCCGCAATCGACTCCCACGCCCTTGAACCTGGCCGCATGCCTCCACGGCGTGTCGACCCACGACATCGCCTCGTCGACCACCGCCTTGCGCTGTTCCTGAGTGGTCATCTCACCGACTCCGGCCGCGGGACGTACGGGAACCCGCCGAACCGCAGCTCGTTGCCGAGCGCGGCACACGCAGGGCGGGTCTTCGCGCAGCCGCGGTAAAGCAAGAGCGTGTCACCAGGCTGCGCGACGGTGCCGAGCGGGAGAGCGAACGTGAGGACAGACCCGGCCTGTGACGACACCTGTCGACGGACGCCAGACAGCTGCCCGGACGTGAGCCGGAACGTCCCGAGCTGCCAGTCGGTGGCCGCCGGGCCGCTGTCGATGGTGAGCGTGTTCGTCGTGCAACCGACCACGACCGCGCTCGTCGGCGTCCGCGCGAGCCCGCACCGCTCGTCGTAGATGGCGAACGGGCACGATGCTTGGAAGACGCGGCGCGGGATGACCTTGTTGAGCTTCGCCAGCAGGCTCTCGACCGTGAAGACGACGCCGGTCGACGATGGCTGGCACGGACCGACCGTCCCCTCGAACCAGCTCACCGGCCCGAGGCTGATGTCACCCCAGTCGCTCATGTAGATGCGACTGATGGTCACCGAAGCGTCATCGAAGTCGCCGTCGAGCGCCGCTGCCTGCAGCCGCTTGCCGCTCGTGAGGTAGAAGTCGTCACCGACGCTCAGCTCCAGTTCAAGGTTGGACGTCTCGGCACCGGCGACATGATGAAGCTCTCCGCTCTTGTACGTGATGACCGGTCCGCGCGAGGCGTAGCCGAGGATGTCGACGTCGCCGGTCGTCCAGCGGTACGGGCCGGACCCGTCGACGGGCGCAATCTCCACCAGCTCGGCGGTGGCGACTTGGTTATGGGTCGCGATGTACTGGATGAGTTCTTCGGAGCAGGTCTTCATGTCACGCTCACCAGGTTGAGGGTCGGGACCTCCCAGACCCCGTCGACGATCTGCACGAAATCGAAGTCGTCTTGGTCGAATCTCACCAACCGCGGCAGCCCTTCGTGTGGGTCGGTGATGTAGAAGCTCCTGAGCGACCCGCGGTGGTCATCGATGAACTGCAGAAGCCCGCGGACCTCATCGACCGATACTCGCAGGAACTCGATCTGCAGCTCATAGCGCCACCGCGGCTGCGAGATCCAGTTGGTCACCTGCTCGAGCCCGGACTCACCCTCGACCACGGTGTTACCGAAGAACGGCTTGCGCTTGATGTCGATCTTGATGCCGGGGTAGTCGGGGAAGGTGGCCATGTCACTTCACCGTGATGAGTTCGAGGGTCGCCACGCTCCAGAGCCCATCCACGATCCGGCTCAGCTCGAAGTCATCGGAGTCGAACCGGCACAGCCGGGCGACGCCGTCGAGCGGGTCGGTGAACATGAACTTCCCTGCCCGGCCTCGCTGCGCAGTCACGAAGTCGACGAAGCTCGCCACATCACCTGCCTGGTCGATGAGCACCTCGATCGTCAGCTCGTACTGATACCGCGGAAAGCGACGGCGCGTGATGCGCTGCTCGTACCCGGTGACCGACGTGGTCTTCGAGGTGATGTAGACGACCTTGCGCTTGACCCTGATCGAGAGTCCGCGGAAGGTGGGAAACGTCGGCGTGTGAACGACCTGCGTGCCGGTCACCGGCCACTGACCAACGAGCGGCGTCTGACCGACGCGAGAGCTGCGTGGGAAGTAGGATGCCACCGGACTCTCCTTCAGGACATCGAAGCGGCGAGCGCAGCGTAGTCTCGCCGCCACTTGGGAGCGAGGACGAAGCGACCGTGCACGGTCGCCCTGCGCACGTACTCATCGTACACGCGCTGCGTGTCGGCGAACGCGGAGAGGTGGAGGTTGGAGACGCCGAACCGATAGATGAAGCTCCACCTCCTCGGCTCAGTCAGGTGAACGGGCGACGTCCTCACCTTGGCCTTGAGCGCCGAATCCATCATCGCGTCCTGCGGGCCAGACACCCGCGCGTACCCTCCGACCTCCCGCCACGCCTTCTTGGTGAACGCCGACGCGTTGTGGTTGACGCCCTGCGGGTGGGTCTTGTGGAGCGCCCCGTGACCGTCCATGAACCACGAGCCTTGCGGGTTCCAGTAGTCGTACCCCTCGTCGAGCCGGTCCACCGAATCCGCGATGCGCCTCGGGAGGCTGATGTCGTCGTCCTCCCACGAGAGGATGACCTCGCCACGAGCGCGCTCGATCGCGTGGTTGTACTTCTCTCCGAGGGTGGGGAACCGCTGCGGGTGGTTGATGACGCGGACCCCCGGCGCGTCGCAGACGATCGTCTGCCCGGGGTGGTCGTTGAGGATGATCAGCTCGCGGAGCGCCTCCGGGTAGGTCTGGCGCAGGAACGCCTCGACGCACTCCTCGATGAGCCACTGGTAGTCGCCGCCGACCCGGTTGTAGGTCGGGCAGATGCACGAGACGAACGGCTGCCGCCCCGGCTTCAGGTAGCACCAGACGTCCTCGCCCGCCGACGCCGCCGCGGGCAGCAGCTCAGCCACGGCCCGGCCAACGGGAGGGTGGGAGTGGTCATGACCGGCGAGTGTCCCGCCCGTCTTGACCTTCGGCAGCCACGCCTCGATGTCAGCCTTCACGGAGTCATGGTCGTGAGCCGCGTCGATGAAGACCAAGTCGAGTGACCCGTCATCGAAGGTGGTGGCGACGTCGACCGACGCCCCGCGTACCGCCTTCACGACATCCTTCACCGGCTTCATGTTCTCGATGAACTCGTCGTAGAGGCGGGAGGTGTCGAACCCGGCGTGCTCCTCCGACCCATTCCACGTGTCGACACACGTCACCTCGATCGGCTTTCCGCTGTTCACCACCTCGACGGCGAGGTACGCGGCCGACGTGCCCTTCCACGAACCGACCTCGACGAAGCGTGCGCCCTCCTGCGGCGCCCGCTCGACCATCGAGCGGTAGAAGGCGGGGAACGTGAACCAGCCTTGGATGCTCTGGTAGAAGTGCTTCATCGGCGGGGTGCGGATCAGGCCGCGGTACCGGTCCGGCTCGTCGAGCACGCTGCGCGGGACGTAGTACGGGGCCTCGACCAGGTCATGCACGACGAGGTCCGCCCCGCGGTCGAAGAGGTCGCGGCTCGCCCCGACCCGCCTCTCGATGTTCTCCGTGTCGGTGAACTTCGGCGAGTTGAACTCTTGGTGGGCGAACGACAGCAGCTTCGTCCTGATCCGCTCGGCACCGCCGAGGTAGGAGAAGTGGGTCCCGCCGTTCTTGATGAGCTTTGCCTCGGAGAACCTCATCTCGGTGAGCGTCCGCGACCCGATCGCGCGGTGGCGGAACAGCTTGGCGTGGTACCACTTCTGTGGGAACTGGCAGTTGATGAAGTAGTAGCAGAGGTCCATCTCGAGTGCACCAACCTCCGCGTCGCCGAGGTCGCCGAGCGCAGCGGGGTTCGGCAGCTCGTCGATGTCCGACAGCAGGATCAGGTCGTCGGACCTGCACTCGCCGAGCGCTCTCGTCATGTGGTTCCGCTGCCCGTGCTCATTGTCCCACGGCCCGGCCCGCGGGTCGCCCGGGAAGACGAGGTGCGTGATCGGGTAGTCCTTGTACTTCTCCGCGAGCGTCGGGAAGGTCAGCGGCTTCGGAAGACCGGAGTGTGTGTGGAGCGACTCACAGATGACGAACCGGTCGACGACGTCGCGGAGCGAGCGCAGCCGGATCTCGAGCAGCTCGACCTCATTGAAGAACGTGAAGCAATCGTAGAGCACGGCCGCCTCCCTCAGCTCACCCTGCGGAGCACCATCAGACCGTTGCAGTTGCGGAAGTCCTCCGCCACCCGCCACTGCCCGGTGCCGATGAGTTCCATCACCGCCACGAGCAGCCCCGGGCTGCCATCCTCGCCGCGCTCGCCGAACGTGACGGTGTCGTGGAGGACGATGCACTCCAGCGTCTTCGGCACGAGGTTCGCCAGCTCGGCGCGGAGCTGGGCGGCGACGTGGTAGGTGTCGATGAAGAGGACGTCGTGCTCGCCCGGGTCGACCTGCCGGGAGTCGCCGATCCTGAACTCCCACTTCACGGCCGAGGCAGAGGCGAAGTCACGCAGCTGAGCCTCCGACGGGGTCGGGAGGAGGTCGTAGCTGAGCAGCGAAGCGGGGCGGCCGTGGATGAACCCAACCGTTGAGGCCCCGCCTCTGACCCCCATCTCGACCACCCGCTTCCCGGTCGCGAGCCGCGCAAGCGTCGGCAGGTGCTCGTTGATGTCCGACGGGGTCCCGGCCGTCCTCGCGTAGAGCGACTGCGCAGGCGTTTGGCTGGGCGTGCTGACGACCGTCCGCGCGGAGGTAGCGCCGGTGGACAGCTCCTGGTAGATCCGGCGTGCGGTGTCGCCGAAGTGCTTGAACACCGGCTCGAGGCTGTCGCCGTTTTCCATGAAGCCGATGACCGTGTTTCGCACCTTGTCTTCGAGGAGCGCCGGATACGGCGCCGACCCGTCGCGGAAGAGGTGGACCCAGCGGAGGAACGGGAGCAGCATCACCTTGCGCCCGGCCTTCGCGTACTTCCTGTGGATGATGCCCTCCTCACCGCCGAAGCCCTTGTACCGGGTCGGGAACCCGAGCCACGCGTCCCGGCGGCACCCGAAGCAGCCCATCCCCATCTTCTCGATGGCGTACGGCGCGGCGTCGAGCGGAAGCTCGCCGCAGCCCTGCCAGGTTCCCCACACGCCGTCACCGCCGAAGTCGCCCCTGAGTGAGTCGCATCCGTAGGTGAGCTGGTCGTAGAACAGCGGGCCGTGCACGAGCCCGTCGAAGCCGGGGTTGGCGTCGAACCACTCACGGAGCCGCTTCACGGACCCTGGCCACAGGATGATGTGCGGATCGATGCAGATGACGTGGGCGCCCTTCGCCTCCGCGAAGACACGCCCCTTCGCCGGGCCGGACCCTTGCACGTCAGTCCACCGAACGTACCGCACCTGACCGTTGGTCCAGCTGCCGACGAACCGCTGAAGCCGGTCATCACCGAAGTTGTCGACGACGAGGATCTCCGTGTCGGTCAGGTCCTGGTTGATCCTGAGCGACTGGATGGTGAACCATGCCGTGTCGAAGTCCTTGTAACACGCCATCCCGATGGTGAGCTTCATGTGATCGCCTTCTTACCTCTCGTGGTCGCGACGATGATTGGTTTGGTGTCATCCGGCCCTACGAGGTCCGACCCGTGCCCCGCCTCTGGTTGGAATGCTCCCGACCCCGGCCGGACCGGGACGTTGAACCCTCTGTACGATAGCACATACTCGCCTCGTGGGGCGGCCGACGTCGTCGTGGTCGTGGTTGCCGGAGCGGCCGACGTCGTGGTTGCCGGAGCGGCCGACGTCGTGGTTGCCGGAGCGGACGACGTCGTTGTCGGAGCGGACGTGGTCGTTCCGTTGTACGCCCCATCTAGCGTGCCTGGAAGCGATAGCGGGAGTCCCATTGGGTCCTGCCCTTTGGTTCAATAGTTGTTTGCGACCAGCTTGTTCGATCCAGCACCGCCGTCTGAAACCCCTCCGGTCGCATTCCCGCTGACGAGGTTCCCCTGGATGATATAGCGATCGGACGCTCCGGACTCAACGCAGATCCCGTAACGCTGATTGCCTCCGATGTTCATCCCAGTGTTGGATGCGGTGCATCCCTGAACGATGAAGTCTGAGGCCCCCGCCGCGAAGTGATAACCGTCGCCGGTGGCGCTGTAGTTGTTTGCCATGCTTGAACCACCAGTGACTCGAACGCGGGCAGCGGTCGACGCCACCAGAAGTCCGTGAGTGCCGTTGTTGACGAAGTTGCACTGGTTGAATGACACATCATTGCTGTTCTGAACCGTGCACCCGGAGCCGGGCCGGCACGAGAACCAGCAGTTCGTGAGCCACGCACCGACGGCGTTGTCGAGAAGGACTCCCGCCGTTGCAGAATCGAAGTAGACGGTTGAGAACTTGTTGAAGCACGGGCCAACTCCGTGACCCTGCCCACCACCGGTCGTCCTCAGCGCGTACTGCCCGCCGATGACGTCCGCCTGCATCATCGAGAACGCCTCGACGTATCCACTCAGCAGGACGTTGGTCCCGGTCGTGTTGAGCGGCCCTGTGTAAAACGAGAAGTTCGTGACGAAGACGTCACCGATGAGGTTCCCCGTCGAGTTGCACTGAAGCGCCGATCCGGCGTAGTCGTTTCCCACCAAATCGTTCAGAACGTAGACGGCCCCGTCCACAGCACCGGGGGCAATCACCACGCAGTTGTAGACGTTGCGGAACTCGAGGTGCTCCAACCACCCGCGGTTGCCCGCGATCGTGACCGCCGCTCCACCGGACGATTCCGCACCACCCGACCCGAGCCCGGGGAGGCTTCCGCTGGCCCCGAACCGAAACCCGGCGATGCGGCACCAATCGCCTGTCGTGAAGAAACTGCGTGCAGACAACGACGGGCTGATCAGGCTGACCCCACCCAACCCGCTTCCTTCCACAAAGGTGCCATCAGGTAGAGTGACCACTGAACCGATCTTGTACGTCCCGGGCGGGACGATGACGTGGCGCGAAGCGTTGACGGCGGCCTGGAAGGCCGACGCACTGTCGCCGACGCCGGTCGGGTCAGCGTTGTGCTCGAGCACACTTCGAACCCTGCCATTCCCGATGTGAGTACGAAGATCGTAAGTGGCATCACGAACGCCGTTGGCGTGTGACGACGACCATTCTGAGGACGCACCAGTCGGGGTCGACCCATCCGTCCGGTCAGAGTACAGAGAAGAGTTGGAAGTTACGAAGTTGCCCATTTGCAGCCCCTTCCTTACCGAATCATCAGGTCATCGTAGTCATAGAGGAGCGACTCACCGCCAGAATACGCGCGGACACCGGGCTTCCCAGATGCCGAACCAGCCATAGTCCCGGAGATCTTCAGAACACCGTTCAGGTATGCCGTCATGCTTGTCCCGGAGGTGACGATCTTCAACGTGATCCACTGACTCCGGCCGGAGAGAGCGGCAATGTCAGCATCGTATTGAGGATGCCCGAACTCAGCCACGATCCCGGTCCCAACCTCGACCGGAGTCCCGCTGGACAATCGGTAGACAGAGAGCGCCCTGATGGACGTTCCAGCGTCCAAGTCGAGCTGCATCAAGATGGTATTGTTCGCATCGATGAACTGATGAACGATACCGATGAACCTTCCACCGGTCGCCCCCATGTAGACCTTTGCTTCGACGCTCCCGTTCTGAACGTTGGTATTCCAGAGAGCGTAGTTGTCGCCGACCGACGCGCGGTTCCGGAGCACCCCACCCGAAACGGACCACCCTGTACCGACCAGCGTGTAAGCAGAAGCGAGCTGGTCGGTCGAGTAGTTGTCGAAGAAGAGTGGTGCCACCGTCGTGGTCGTCGTCGTCGACGTGGTCGTCGTCGACGTGGTAGTCGTCGACGTGGTGGACGTCGTCGGGGCCGCCGTCGTCGACGTGGTGGACGTCGTCGGGGCCGCCGTCGTCGACGTGGTGGACGTCGTCGGGGCCGCCGTCGTCGACGTGGTGGACGTCGTCGGGGCTGCCGTCGTCGTCGACGTCGTGGTGGTCGTCGGGGCCGCCGTCGTCGTGGTCGGCGCAACATAAACAGCAGTTGGGTTCGTAGACACAAGAAGGTTGTCGTACGAGCTGGTTCCGACTCCGTTGCTTGAATGCATGATCCGCGCTTTGCCAGCGGCAGTGACGGTGTTGATGTTCAGCAACGTATGCCGAAGAACTCCGTCGATGTACCCGTACGCCGTGGTGCCTTGAATCTGAAGCCTCAGCGTAACATCCGTTCCTGGGCCAGCCAGATGATTGTAGCTGGGCGTCGTCTGGACTCCGGCGTCGTTCGCAACTTCGGTGAGGTTCGACCCCTCATCATGCGAATTCCAGATGAGCTGGATCCGGCTAGTGCCATTGACTCGAAGCGCCAACACGAAAAACCGGCTTGAGACAGTCTCACTGGCTCGAACGACAGCTTCGATGACACCGTCGGCCGTTGTGATCCCGTCGTATGTGATAGTTTTCCACGCCGCGGTCGCATCTGTGTTGACAAGTTTTCCAGCGGAGACGTTGAAGCTGGCATCCGCTGTGAATGCTGACAGATTGGTCGACGCGAAATCGTTGTAATAAGTGACCGCCGGACTGGACGTCGTGGTCGTGGTCGTGGTCGTAGTCGTGGTCGTGGTGGAAGTGGTCGGGCCGCCCGTCGTGGACGTGGTGGTCGGCCCGGCCGTCGTCGTGGTGGTCGGCCCGGACGTCGTGGACGTGGTGGTCGGGCCGCCTGTCGTGGACGTGGTAGTCGGCCCGGCCGTCGTCGTAGTGGTCGGCCCGGCCGTCGTCGTGGTCGTCGAACCGATCGGAGATCCGTCGATGATGTCGGTGCGCTTCACGAACATCGCTCCAGCGGCGAAGGCCGCCGTCGCCGCTGCCGCGCTCGCGACCTCAGGAACGTTGACGACGTTCCGCCACTGCGTGCCATCCGACCACCACGCATTCCCGTTCTGATCGAACGCTTGGTCACCAGGCCTGCCACGCAAGTACGGGTTCGTGGTCGGCGTGGGGAGAGCGCTCCGCGACGCAACGACGAGTGGCGTCAAGAAGTTGACGAGCATCGCGAAGAACTGCTGCGTGAGCACAGTCCCACTCGCGTAGTAGTCGGCCGTGCCAGCCAAGTTCCGGTCGTTCGACGAAAACTGAAGCACCGGCAAATACTCCGTCGCCGTGCTGCCGTTCCCGGTGTTGACCACCTGACTCAGCACTCTGTACTGACCGGCCCCGGGCGTTCCGGTGACCCTGATGCGCGATGTTCCGTTGACGACGACGATCATCGGTGTGTTCGGGTTCGACGGATCGGCCGGGGCCTCAGCGAGGACGGCGTAGCCGGAGGCATCGACGTCGAACGCCTCCGGGGCCACGGTGCGGACCGAGTCCCGGCTGTTGATCGGCGGCTTGTATGCCTGTGCCATGATCTTGCTCTCCCGTCACCGGAACGTGCTGCGGTTACGGACCGCTTCCTGAGCGATCCGGATGATCGTGCTGCGGCGGTTCTGGAGGACGCGGTCAAGCCCGACGGCGTCGACCGCATGGATGTTAATGACGACCGGCTGGCTTCCGCCGCCACCCTCGCCGCCGAGCTGCCCGTTGCCGATAGCTTGGCGGAGCGGCTGAGCGATGTTGCTAGGCAGCACCATCTCCTTGGAGTGGAGGACCGCCGGGAACGGGCCACCCGACGGGAGGTCCCACCCGCCCTCGGCCGAGCCGAAGAGCGTGCGCAGGGCGAGGACGGCGGCGACGACCCCGAGCATCACGGGAATGGCCATCGCCCACCCGACCCCGGGCACCTCGGCGGCAGTCGCCGCGGCACCCGACCCGGCCTTCGCGGCGTTGGCACCGACGACGGTCGTGGCAGTGGAGACCGCGTTGGCCTTCTGCGCCGTCCCGGCGGCGGTGTCGACGGCCGTCTCGGTTGCCCTCATCGTGATCCAGTTCGCGAGCATCTTCAAGCCCTGCGCGATCCAGTCGGCGACCATCTTGGCCACCGCCTGGGTGAGCGCCTGGAACGTGATGCTCCAGAGCCCCTTGATGGCGTCCGAGATCGACATCTGACCGCGGAGCACCTTGAGGAAGCCCTGCTCGAAGGAGCTGGCAAAGGAGTCGATGAAGACGTTGACATACTTCATCGACTCCTGATACTGCTGTCGCGAAAGCTGGTTCAGCTCCGCCATGTACTTGGCGTAGAGCACCTTGTCCTTGTTATAGATCTCCTGCCGCTGCTCCTGCGTGAGCTGCGTGTCGTTGAGCCGGGCGAGGTTGCTCTCGCGCTCGATGGCGTACTTCTGCGCCGCGAGCTGCCGCAGTGCATCCAGTTCCTGACCCTTGTTCAACTCACCGATCTCGCGGAGGAACGCGAGGTTGGCCTGCTCGTTCTCGACACCGACGAGCGCGACCTGCCTGATGCCCTCCGCGTAAGAACGCGCCGCGGCGAGCCGGTCCAGGTCCACCTCACGCTCGACCTGCGCAAGCTTGCGCCGGGCCGCCGCGACCTGCTCGGAGCCCTCCTTGTGAAACCGGACCTCTTCCTCCACGGCCTTGCGTGCGAACTCGATACGGCGCGCGCCGTCGGCCCGGTTGAGGCTCTCGCCCTCCTTGAGCTGCTGGAGGGTCGACTCATGGTGGCGCTCGCCGACCTGCCGGATCACCTCGGCCTTCTTGCGCTCCGCGTCGGCGACTTCCTTCGCCCCCTTCCGGTGAACGCGCAGCTCCTCCTCAATGAGGCGGTCCGCGAGGGCGAGCCGCTCGTTGTCGGCCCGGTTCTTGTCATCCAGCTCCGTCTTGATTCGCGCCAGCTCGGCCTCATGGTCGTCCTCCTGCGTCTTGCGGCGCTGGACGTTCCAGAAGCGGAGGGCACCAGCGTACTCGCCCGAGTTGCGGAGGGAGATGGCGAGCTTGCTGGCCCAGAACTTCTGCTCACGCGCAGTGCTCCACGTGAACCAGTTCTCCTCCATCGCCTTCAGCTCTTCCAGCTCCTTCTGCCACAGCGAGAGCCGCCCGGTGTTGTTCGCGTCGACGAAGGTGTCGGGCTTCGGCTTCGGCCCCTCGACCGTCTCGAGTGCTTCCTGCAACCGCTTGATGGCCTCGAGCTGCTTGTTGATTGCGTCGGCGACGTCGTTGCCCTTCGACGTCGCCATCTTCCCCTGGACCCAGTCGAAGACTGCCACGGCGGCGGCGCCATACCCCTGCGTGTCGCCGACCTGCTGACGGCGGGCATCGTGCTCGGCCTCGAACCGCCTCTTGGCGTCGGCCGCACGCTTGTCCTCGGCGGCCTTGAGCGATTCGAGCGTCGCAAGCTCAGCCTGAGCAGCCTCCAACTTGAACCGCAGATCCTTGGCCCGCTCCGCGTTAACGAGCTTGATGGCCTCCGCGATGTCCCGCTGGTTCCCGTTCTCGTCGACGAGATACTTGTTGAACTCCGGGTAGATGCTGTTGAGCTGCTTGATGACGACGGCGAGCTTCTCCTTGGCGAGCTTGACCTCGGCATCGCTGCTCTTGGCGTTCTCGATGACGTGGGTGAGCTTTTCCGCCTCCTCGGTCAGCTCGCGGAACCGCTCGGTCTGCACCTTCACCGTGTCAGCCTGCTCGAGCCGCGACTTCGCCGCACGGCTCTCCGCGCTGATGTACCGCTCGATCGCGTAGACGCCGCCGATGATGACGGCGGCCAGGACGACCCACCAATTGATCATCCCGGCGATGATCGACCCGAGCGCCCTCAGCTTGTCGGCGAGCGACGCACCCGCGACGATGCCGAGCTGCGACGCGGCGGCGGACGTCGTGTTGAGCGCTTGGGTGAACTGCACGCTCCGCGCCGCGGCCTCCGCGACCCCGAGGGCGTACTGCACCTGGAGCGTTTGAATGAAGGCAAGCACACTCTTGCCCGCGTAGAGGACGGCGGGAGCGAGGACGAGCTTGAACGCCCCGGCGAGCAGGACCAGCTTGAACGTGGTCGATTCGAGGATGGTGCCGATCGCCTCAAACGCCGGGACGATGGCGTTGACGATGACCGGGCCGATCTTCTGAAAGTCCTGCGCGAGCTGGGTGAGCGCCGGGATGAGCGCGAACCCGATGCGGTAGCCGAGCGCGGAAACGACGGTGTCGGCCCCGGCCATCGCCGCCTTGTACTCGTACATCGCCTCGGCGCCGCTCTCCGTGACGGCGATGCCAAGCTCCTCGACCTGCTCGCGGGCCTCCTGCGTGCGCTGCGCGTTGAGCCGCTGCAGCTCTTCCAGCTCCTTCGCGCTGCGGCCGAACATGAGCTGGGCGAGTGCGTTGCGATCATACCCGGCGCTGAGTTCCTGCACGCGCCGGATGCCTTGCTCCATGATCTCGTTGATGCCGAGATGCTCACCCGCGGCGTCGCGCGTCTTGACGCCGTTCGCGTTGAGCGCCGCCTCCTGAGTGCGGAGGGCGATCTGGACGCGGTAGATAGCCAGCTCGTACGCCTGTGACTCGACGCTGATGCGCTTGAGGGCATTGTGCATCACGGACGCCTCTTCGGCGCCCACGCCCATCACTCGCCCGAGCTTGGCGATGCGCTCCTCGTACTCGACCGACTCGTGGATGGCCTCCTTGAAGGCCGCGCCCCCGGCGAGGGCGGCGATGGCTGCCGCGAACGGAGCCTTGATCTTCTCGACCACCTCGGCGAGCCCGTGGAAGCGCTCCTCCATCGCAGAGGTGTTCTCGCGAACCGCGCTCGACGCCTCGTGGAGCCCGTCGATGAGCCCCTTGACGCTTGCCGAAATCGTTACCTGCAGGTCGCTCGCCATCGCCGCCCTCGCATCAGCCTCTTGGGCCGAACTCCCGAATCATCTGATTCACTTCTTCCCTGCTCGTGTACTTCGGCTTCTCTTGCAACGAAGCGGCCTGCCCGGCTGCCCCGCCGACCAGACCGCTGTGGATGAGGCTCGGGATGTTCTTCCAGAGCCGGGCCAACATCAACGCCTGCCCGAGCGTCATCCGGTCGAGAACGTCATCGGGGAACTGCTTGAGCCCCGTGCACATGAGCCCGATCAGCTCTTCCCAGGCAGTGTCGTCCCAGGGGTCGCCACCGGGCTCACAGCTTCCCCCGGCGCCGCCTCCTTCCTCCGCACGAGCCCGGACGCCGCGAGGACCGCGGGGACGACCTCCTGCAAGTTGGCGAGGTCGACGAGGTCTTCGAGGTTGTCGCGCGTGATCTCGGGGTAGTTGCGCTGCACGGCGGAGGTGACGATGTCGAGCAGGGCATCGATCTCCTCCTCTCCCGGGACGGTGTTCATCTTCTCCAGCAGCTTGATCTTCTCCTTGAGCTTGCGAAGCGCACGGAGGTTGAGGGGCGGGATGATCAACTCCCGCCCGCCGACGTTCACCTTGATGCCGTCGAGAAGTGCCATGGTGCTCTCCTGTCCCACGGCGCTGCTTACGCCGCCTCGGGCGTGTAGGCCTCGAGGATGGCCTCGTTCGTCGCCGCGAACGCGGAGAGGTCGAGGTCGGGCATCGTGAAGTCGTCGTTCTTGAAGCCCATCCCAAGCTTCGGGATGACGACGTTCATGAACTTGATGCCGAACTTCGACCCGTCGGGCTCCGTGTTGTACAGGCCGAGCGAGTAGATGGACTGTGCCCCCATCAGCTGGTTGCTGTAGAGGATCGTGGACCCGTCGACGGCGGTGTAGACGTAGTCGAAGAGCAGCGCCGCCGCGGCGTCGGCCGTCGAGAACGTGTAGACGCCGGTCGCCTCGTCGACGCTGTACTTCCCGACCGCCTCGCTGCCGGCCGCCACGCGGGTGAGTGGCTCGTGGGTCGCGCCGTACGACACGCCGAGATCCTGCGCGAAGGTCGCAGCGTTGGTGACCGTCACGGTGACGGTGCCCGGCGAGCCAGACGACGTCGTCGTGGTCGTGGTCGGCGCGGAGTGCTGCTCGCCGGTCGCGTGGAGCTTCCGGCCGGACGTCCGCGTCGCACCGGAGAGGAGCGACGTGATCATCGCACCGCGGAACTCGCCCGACTTCGCCTTGCCGGAGATCTTGCCCTTGCCGCGGGCGACCATCACCGGGAACTGCTTGTTGCCATACAGCTCCTTCGACTCGAAGGAGATGTCGAACGACACCTCCTGGAGCGTGCCGACCTTGTGGGTCTTGGGGTTCGACACCCCCGACTCCGTGAGGAAGACGTTGCCTGCGCCGAACATGTACATGATGCCACCTCGTCCTTTCTTCGGTTGTGCTTCAGCTGCGCCTGCCCCCGACCACTTCCATCACGACCGGCACGAGGGCTACGGCCTGATCGGAGGCCTCACCGGTCGAAACGATCACCATCGTGTCACTGATCCAGCACCGCTGCACCAGCCCGCCGAGCGTCGTGTGAAACGTCTCGCCGTTCGGTGCTGGAGCCTCGTCGGGTTGCCGCTCCAGCGCCGCCTCCACTTGGTCGAGGAGGTCGTTGAGCACCGCATCGCCAGCCCGCGCCGGGTTCGTCGACGACCGTGCCACCAGCTCAACGATGGCACCAAGCAAGTGAATGCCAGGCATCCGCGGCTGCTGGTCGATCAACTGATCCGCGACATGCATGATGAACGCGGGCTGCTTGTCGGTCGGGACCGCACTGACCGGGGTGCATCTGTAGTGATTCTTGGCGCCCGTCACGTACTGCGTGAGGCGTTCATACAGCGCCTTGTAGTACCGCTCGCGACCGCCGGGAACGCCCATTCGTCAGTCCTCCGCGATTGTTCCGTTGATGACGGCCTCAAGCCGGTAACGGATCGAGTCCTTCATCGACCGCGCTGTTGGCACGAGGAACGGATGCGGCGCGGCGCGGCCGGTCCGGTTGAACGGCCGGACGAAGACGATGCCGACCGACGCCTTGCGCTTCCCGGGGAGCCCCCGCTTCGTCATCTGATACGTGTTCAGCCGCGGGTCGCGCCGGGTGTAGCCGCGAACACGCTCCTCGACGGGACCGTACCCGCTCTCAACCCACAAGCCGTAATACTTCTTGTAGTACACGCGGGCGCCGACGGAGAGCACCTTGTCGAACACCTTGAGGCGCGCGCTCGCCGCGAGCTTCCCACCCTTCGTGGTCCGGTGCCTGACCTGGCGCTCGTCGCCGCGCGGGGCCTTCGCCGCCGACGCCGCGCGAAGCTGCTCGCCGAGGTCGGCCATCGTCTCGCGCATCCGCGTGCGCAGCTTCTCCTCGCGGCGCTTGAACCGCTGAACGACGGCGTCGGTGCCGATGACCTGCGCGCTGATGATACGGTTGGTCACGAGATGCTCGGGACGTAGTAGCGCTCGAGGACAGCCTGCACAGACGGCGGGATGGCGTCGACCATGTACGTGACCAGCTCTCCGCCCTGCCCGCCCGGGAGCGAGCGGGAGCGGAGGCCGATGCGGTCGCGGTTGCGATAGCGGTAGGCCACCAGCTCCGTGACCGCGCGGCTCACGTCGTCGGGGACCGCAACGCCCGCGAGGTAGCGGATGACGACGTTGCCCACGCCGCGCGTGAAGCGCCAGCGAGACCCGTCCACGTAGTAGGGTGCGTAGTCGCCCGGGAAGGGGTTGCCCGTGGCGTAGTCGTCGAGCATCACCCGGTTGTTGTCCCACATCCACCCGGGCTCGCCGGGGAACGGGCGGCGCGGCACGACCTGATTGTCGATGGTGACGCTCACGACCGACTGGATTGGCAGGATGTACGGTGTGACGCTCCGGCCGCCGTCGCCACTGCGGACCTCGACCTGCTCCTGCGGGAGCGCGAGGCTCGCCCGGCCCATCTGCTTGATGAAGAATGCGGACTGATCGACGATCTGCTCGGCGAGGTACACGTCCTCGACCGCTGCGAACCCGCCGCCCGCGTAGGCGGTGTAGGCGGAGGTGTCGATTCCGATGGAGAAATGGTCGGCGTCGATCGGGGTGACCACGACCGTGACACCGTTCAGCTCGGTCATCCCTCTCACCTTCGAGATGACGACCTCGTCGTTCTGCTGGAACTCGTGCGCGACGCAGGTGACGACGCCGGGGTTCGCCGCGGAGATGGCGGTGACCGCCCTGCCCGTCAGGTTCAGCTCGCCCTTGACCTTCTCGATGGTCGTGAGGCTCAGCGCGACCGTCGTCGCTGGCGTGAGCAGCACCTCTCCGCCCGACGCCCACGCAGCGAGCGCACTCGTGTCGGCTCCGAGGAGCTGGAAGTGGTCGACGTCTGGCACGGCGACCGTGAAGACCTGCCCGTCGAGCGGGGCGACCTGCAGCGCACCGCTCGCGCCGAACAGCGCGCCCATCAAGATGACGGTCTGCCCGGCCGTGAGACCATGCGCGACGCACGTCGCGACGGGGTCGGAGGAGTTGGTGATGCCCGAGATCGTCTTGCCCGTGCGCGTGACCGTCGACATCGTTCCTCCTCACACTACTGAAACGGGAACCCCCGCCCGGCCGGGGAGAGCATCCGGACGAGCGGGGGTGTCCCTGGCCGGCATCAGCTCTGGTACGGGGCGGGGCCGCCGAGCACCGCCATCGCGAAGAGCGAGCCGGTTCCGCCGGTCACGGTGAGGGTCGCCTGGACGTGGGTGAACCCGCCGTTGATGTCGAGGCGGTCGGTGCGACCGCACGCCATCTTGACCTTGCCGTCGTCCGTCGCACCGGTCGTGATGTGCATCTCGCCGTCGGTGGTGTTGAACTCGTCGGCCTCGAGTGCCTTCGCGTTCGTCCCGGCCGCCGCGGTGGCCTGCTGCCAGGTCACCGCACCGGTGCCGTCGACGACGCCGATCATGACGAGGAGGTACAGCCAGTGGTACCCGGCGACCGCGACCCAGCCGGTCTTGAGGGTACCGGCCGCGGCGACGGACACCGGGGCTCCGTTGGCCCCCGCGGTGTCAGCGCCGAGGACGGGGAAGATGGCCTTGGGCTTCACGTTGCTGTTGGCGCTCATGTCAGTTCTCCTTGCGTGGTCTTGTTACGACCGGGTGGCGAGGGTGACGAAGGCCGACAGCGTGTTCGCGCTGTTCTTCCGCGAGATCGGCGTGTTGTACCACGGCTGCCCGCCGATGCGCATGATGAAGCGGAACGCGGTCACGTCGTAGTCGAACCAGAGGTGGATCGACACGTCCTGCCGCATGCCGCCGGTCTTCGTGACGGAGAGGTACTGCGAGAGGTCGGCGAAGATGATGTCGCCCTCGGTGCCGAGCGCCTGGCAGGCCTCGGTCACGATGATCGGGCGGCCGAGCAGGGTGGCGTACGGCGAGGACGAGTACCCGCCGGGCGGCAGGTAGGCCGGGAACACGCCCGAGGCCGCGCCCTCGATCTTCAGGCTCTGGAGCTGGGGCTCCACGTCCTGGTTGATGAGCCACACCGCGTTGCCGCGCCACTTGGCGTACATCGCCGACCACATCTTCTGGATGTTGGTGATGTTGACGGTGGCCGCCGTCTGGTTCAGCTCCTTCGCCACCGAGACCTTGAACGCCGAGGCCATCACGCCCTTCGGCTTGCCGACGCCGTCGCCGTTGATGATCGCGTCGTTGATCTTGAAGTCGAACTTCTGCGGGGTCTTCTTGCGCAGGTAGTTCGCGAGCGAGGAAGCGTCCTCGAGCAGCTCGTCGGTGACGGGCACGAGGGCGGCGAGCTTGTACGCGCGGACGGTGACGGAGTTGAGGGCGACCTTCGACGCGCTGATCTGCGCGGCCTCCCCCTCCCAGTACGCCTGGATGCCGCCGGTGGACTGCCACGGCGTGGTCTCGTCGACCGGGACGGTGAGCTGGTTGGACGTGGTGGTCTGGCCGTCGGTGCGGCCGAGGATGGAGTCCTCCGCCATGATCTTCGTCACGATCTCCGTGCGGAAGTCGGGCGGGACGGTGAAGCCGCCGTCGGCGCCGGCACCCTCGGAGGTGAGCGGGGAGGGCGCGTTGCCGACGAGGCGGGGGTCCACCTTGCCGCGCGGCGCGTTGCGGACGGCGAGGGCGAACTCACCGAAGGACCGCCAGCCCCAGCTGCCCTTCGCGGTGGTCGTGTCGGTGAAGGTGCGCGCCGGGCGGCGCGGCTCGTCCTCGTGGACGGCTGCGGGGGCGTTGGGGTCCTGCGGAGGGACGCGGCGGCCCGCGGGCTGCGCGAGCTTGTTCTCCATCTTCTCGAGGGTCTCGCGCTGCGCGATCTCACCCTCGGTGGCCTGGAAGGCCACGAAGATCTGCTGGAGCTGCTGCTCCTCCTGGTCGGTGAGCTGGCGCTTGTCGGCGTCGGCCGCCGCCCGGATGGACTTCGCCTCCTCGTTCAGCGTGAGGAGCTTGTTGTTCAGCTCCTCGATCGCCACCTGCTGACTGGTCGCGAAGACCATGGCCAGCAGCTTCTCGATGATTCGCATCTGGTTCTCCCTTCCGTGTGGTTCGCTGCGGTTCACTTCTTGCCCGGCTGGCCGGGGTCCTTCCCCGCCGGGCTGGCCCGGCTGGTCTTGCTCTTCGCCTTGTGCTCCGTCTTGCACCCCGCGCAGCACGAGCCGCAGGGCTTCTTGTCCTTCGACGAGCAGTCGCACTTCTTCGCCTTCGCGGCGGACCCGTGGCACGACGCGCAGCACCCGCATCCCTTCACGGCTGCGTCCTTGCAGTCCGGGCAGTCTCCCTTGTCCTCGACGTCCTCGTCATCCTCCTCGTCCTCGTCGGGGTCCTCCGCCCGGATGCCGCGCTTCGCGAGGCTCATCTCCATCCGGGCGAGGAGCGTACGCGTGTCGCGCGCCTTCGCGCGGAGCGCGTCGGGCGTCTTCTTGTAGTTGTCGAGGAACGCGAGCGTGCCGTTGGCGTCGTCGTCCTCCTCCTCGACGCCCTCCTCCTCGGTGATGGAGTCGGTGAAGCCGCGCTCCTTGGCCTCCGCCGCGGACATCCAGGTCTCGTCCTCCATCCACTTCGAGATGGTGTCCTTCGGCTGCTTCGTCCGCGCGGCGTAGCGGTCGACGAGCGTGCCACGGACCTTGTCGAGCATCTCGGCGGCGGCGAGCATGTCCGCCTTGTTCCCGATCGCGATGCTCCACGGGTCATGGATCATCCACATCGCGCCGGACGAGGTGATGACCTCGTCGCCGACCATCGCGAGGACGGAGGCGGCCGACGCGGCGAGCCCGTCCACGTGGACGACCTTGCGGGCGGAATGCCTGCGGATGTTCTCGAAGATGGCGTTGGCCTCGAAGACGCTGCCACCGGGGGAGTTGATGTAGATGTGGAGCGTCTTCACCTCGCCCATGTCGTCGAGGGCGTCGGCCACCTGCTTGGCGGACACGCCACCGAACCACCCGTCGCCGATGACGTCGTAAACGTAGAGGTGCCCCTCCTTCGCGCCCGCCTTCGGCGCTGCGGTGCGGGCGAAGAACCGGTGTCCCTTGACGAGGTGCTGCCGCGGGTTGTAGGCCATGGTCACTCCTCCTTCTCGGTGAGGCAACCACTGGGGCCGGACACCTCGAACGACCCGCGGCGGGTGCCGTCGATCAGGTCGTCGACCGGTCCGACGGCGCTGTTGTCGCGCTTACGCCTGCCGTTCACGTCGCGGATCGGCCAGTGCTCGAGCCGGGCCACCATCCCGTCGTCGCACTTCACCATTGCGGCGCCGGTCTCCATCAGCTTCTTCACGAACTCGAGCGCGAGACAGTCGACGCAATTGGGCACGCCGCACCGCTCGACCACTTCGCCGCTCTTCGCCTGCCGGCCGCAGCCGTGGTTGCCCACGCCCTCGACCGTGATCCTGAAGTCACCCACGTGCCACCTCCGTCGCCGCGAAGTACGTGGAGACCAGCCGCTCGGCGGCGACGTGCGGTGTCTCTCCGTTGTCGACCGCGTCCGCGGCCACGAGGATATCGGTCTCGTCCATCGTCGAACCACCCGATGCCTGCTTCACGATGGCCACAGCGCGCTCACACTCCTTGATGAGCCACGGGCGGAGGCGGTCCTTCTCCTGCGAGAGGTTCTCGAGCACCTTGTCCTTGGTGTGTCCGTGTCGCTCGAGGTCGGCCTGCCGGTTGGAGAGGCGGCGATTGTACCGATCGATGGCGGAGGCGAAGAGGGCAACAGCCGCGTCTCGCACAACCTGCTGCACGCGGTCGGTGGCGGGCTTCGGCGCCTTCTTGGCCTTGTCGCCCTCCTGCTTGGTCTTGGAGGCATCCTCCTCGCCGTCCTTCTCCGGGTCCTCGGGCTGTGCACCGGGCGGGAGTGCCTTCAGCGCGGGCTGCTTCCCGACCTGCTCCTCCTCCTTGAGGACGGTCTTGATGGTCTTCATCCCAGAGCCGACCAGCACGACGTCGCCCTCGGGACCGGTGAGCGGGTTGAGCCCCTCCTCGTGGCGGATCTCGTTGGCCGTCTTGACGCCCGCGGAGCGCCACGACACGGCCGCCTTCGCGCGGCTCTCGTTGTCACCCTGCGACAGCCAGGTCGTGTCGAGCTTCGTGGACCGGCGCGGACCGCGGTCACTGAAGAGCTTGAAGTCAGCCTCCTGCTCCAGCCGCTTCGCCCACGGGACGAGTGCGTCGCGCGTGAACTCGAGGCCGAGGTGCTCGATGTTATTGAACGTCGCGCGCATCAGGTGCTGGACCTTGTGCGGCGGGACGCCGAACCACCGGCAGATCTCCTCCACCTGGAACGTGCGAGACTCGACCATCGCGGTCGAGCCTGCGTCGGGGGTGTCCTGCTCGAGCTTCATCCCACCTTCGAGGATCATCGGCTTGTGCGCCTTGTCGGCGCCCTGCCGCTTCTCGTCCCACTCGTCGCGGAGCCGCTGGTGGGTGGCGGGGTCGAGCTTCCCGGGGTAGACGAGGCGGGAGCCGACGATGCCGTTGTTGCCGTAGAAGCTCAGGGCGAACCGCTCAGCGGCGATGGCGAGCGAGATGGACTTGGCGGCGCGGGCGACCACGTTCTCGCCCATCAGTCCGGTGATGCTCGGGCCCTTGAGGTGGAAGACCTGGCGTGGCTCCAGCTCGATGTGCTGACCGTCGAGCGTGTAGTAGTCGTAGTACAACGACCCGACCTTGTCAGGGCGGCGGCGTGGTGTCATCCGCTCCGGGAGCAGCGGCCACAGCTCCTTAACCCGATTGGCCCGGTCGAAGACGATCTCGCTGTACGCGTTGCCCCAGGTGATGCCTGCGTACAGCATGCACTCGCGCCAGCCGATGCCGGTCATCTCCGGGTTCGGCCGGACGTTCAGCACCCAGTCGAGTGGGTCGTCGGGCGCCTCCACCCAGTTCTTCCCGTCGCGTCGGCGCACGTCCCAGTAGCTCGCCGCGATGGCCTTCGCGATGACGTCGACGCACGCCCACACGACGCTGAGCTGCAGCGCCGTGTCCATTGTGAACTGCAGGTTCGAGGGGAGCTGCGGCACCGGAAGGTACCGCAGGTAGCGAGCCGGGTCGTCCGGTCGGACGTCGCCCCACGACCGAGGCGAGAACAGTTTGGCGAGTGCCCTGGCGAACATATCACCTCGCGTTGCGGTCGAGCATGATGCCGACCGCCGCTGCGATGACACCGACCACCATGAGGCACACGCCCAGACCGGCAACGCGGTAGAGCCCGTACCCGAACGCACCGATGCCGCCGACCGCGATGAGGTCGGCGGCAACGACTTGAAACACCCTCCTCTTCATGACGGTCACCCGCCCGACGTGGTCGTGGTCGTCGACGTGGTGGTCGTCGTCGACGTGGTCGTGGTCGACGTCGTGGTGGTGGTGGTCGGGTCCATCAGGCCCGCCGCTCGCAGCTTCGCGATGAGCGCGTTGAGGTCGTCGCGCACGCCAGCGACGTCGCTCGCGACGCTGTCCTCTTGGGACGCGGCGGTGGTGAACGGCAGCTTCTCCACCGGCACGCGACCGGTGCTGTCGAGCCCGGCGATGCCGCCTGGCTTGTTGATGTCTTCTGAGGAGATGTCCTCCCCGAAGTAGCGCTTGCGAGTCATGTCAGGGCCCCTTCAACGGCTTCGGCGCGTCCGCCGAGCCTACGCGCAGAGCGTCCCACGCTGGACCGGAGATGTCCAGTATGCATCAGCACTTACATATCACAACTACCCAACGGGGTAACAGCACCTAGAGTGATAGGAAACCGCGCGTCGGCGAGTATGGCGACTCCGGCTGCAGGATGAGCCGCGACAGCGCCATGATGAAGGCAATGACACCGTCGATCTTGTTCTCCGGCCGCTCCTTCCGCGGGTACACGTTCTCCTTCGCGTCGTAGTGGCCGACGCAGTTCGACACCATCCAGCGAGCCACCGGGTTGACGTCGTGGTGGAACCTGCCTTGGAGCATCAGCGCGCCCAACTCCTTCGTCGGTGCGGAGAAGTTCGCGACCGTCGCGCGGATCTCGGTGCAGACGATGGCCTCGGCCGCGAGCTGATTGGCGAGCATCTGCGCCTGCCATGGGTCGAAGCCCAGCTCGAGGATGATGTGGTTGTCCCGGTCCTCGAGCACGTCGGCCTTGATGACCTCGAAGTCGATGACATCGCCGGGCGTGGTCACAAGGAACCTACGCTCGTCGAGCGCCCACCCCTCGTAGCTCGCGTTGCGCCCGTCGTGGAGTGCGGCCTCGGGAAGGTAGCAGCGGAGAAACCCGTAGAAGTGAGCTTCGGTCTCGCCGTGATGCTCCTTCGTCTCGCATGACGGCCCGGCGGCGCCGCCGACGGCCTGCCCGCACGACTCGCACTCGTCGGCGCGCGGCTCCATTCGCTTGAAGATCTTGGCCTTCGCTGCCATGTCGGTCTTCGAGGCCAGGTCGATGGCCGCCACACACTCCTGCCCCTTGAAGTCCTCCTCGCGCAGCTCGGGGTTCCCGCAACGGTCCCACGCCGCCATGTCGAAGAGGGCGACGTCGGCGTTCACCCAGATGTTGAGGTGCTTCGTCTTGAAGTTGTTCTGGGCGGAGAGAACCTGCATCGCCTTCTGAGCGAGCTGCTCGAAGGCGTCGGGCATCACCGACACACCCCAGTTCGGGTTGGCCTTCTTCCACACCTTCGGGTCGGTCCAGTCGTCATCCTCGTCGATCGTGTAGACGATGCCGAACTGACTCTCGTCCTCGACGACGCCGGTGAGCACCTTGACGACGTAGCTCCGGACCTCGTAGCAGATGCCCGCGGTGTCGGAACCCGCAGTGGTGATGATCCACATCATGGACGAGAACCGCTTGGCCATCGCGGTCTCGAGCACGTCATAGATGCCGCGGTCCTTGTGAGCGTGCAGCTCGTCGACGATGGCGACGTGCAGGTTCTTGCCGTCCATCGTCGTCGACTCGCGCGACAGCGGCTCGAACTTGGAGTTGGTCATCGGGTGCTGCATCGTCGCAAGGCCGAGCGTCGACCGCGGGACGGTCATCCCGATCTTCTGCGCGAAGTCGGGGCGCTTCTTGAGCATCGCGGCGGCGTCGCCCCACACGATCTTGGCCTGGTCGCGCGTGGTCGCTGCGGAGTAGACCTCGGCGCCCTCCTCGCCGTCCTCCGCGGTGCAGTAGAGGCCGACGCCCGACGAGAGGGTCGACTTGGCGTTGCCCCGCGGCACCTCGGTGTAGACGCGGCGGAACCGGCGACCACCCGTGTCGAGCCGCCGCCACCCGAAGACGGTAGTCAGGATGAAGCACTGCCAACCCTCGAGCACGATCAGCTCGTGGGCCGATGCCTTCGGGCCCTTGACGTGCGGCAGCCGCTCGACGAACCTGCAGACGCGCCCCGCGCGCTCCGGGTCCCACGTGTAGAGAGCTGCGAACGAGGGGTCACTGACCAGGCGGTCGAGGTCGTTGATCTGCCTCGCACATGCTTGGCGGACGTAGACACACGCGTCAATGGTGCCGTCGACCACCGCTCGTGCGTACTCGAGCGCCATCGCGACGTGGTCGCGCGGTGCTCGGTCCTTGATGAAGCTCTTGGCGGGCGACGGAGGGGGTGGGGTTGGCGCGGGAGCGCCCTCGGTCCGGGGCTCGGTGCGAACGTCCGGAGGCCCAGAGGCATCGTCGCCCTCGCTCAAGCGAGGGAACGTGCGCTGCGGAACGTGGCGCTGCTTGCGCGGCTTCGCCCCACCGAACTTCATCGGTGCGAGCTTCTTGCGTGCGTCCTTCGATGCGGCGACCTTCTTGCTCTTGCCGCTGAGCTTCTTGGCCTTCATGCAACACCGCGATGCCCGAACTCGTCGTCAGGGTCCTTCTTGCCGTCGCCGTCGTCGGGCGTGAGCTTCGACACGCGACCGATGTCCGCGGGCGAGAGGCCGAAGGAACCGCAGAGCTGGCGCAGCTCCTGCCCGGCCACGCGGCGGGCCGCCCAGGCGGGATGCATCGAGAGCGTGGTGATGGCGTTCCCACCCTTGTCGAAGCGGGTGGTCTCGACCGTCAGCTCGTTGTCCCTGATCTCCTGGTCGAGCCGCTGCACGTGGGTGTAGACGGTCACGAGGCTCTCGAAGAGCGCGAAGTGCTCCTTGCTGAGGATCTTGTAGCTGTTGTGGAGCACGTCGGCGAACCGCTCCCAGTTGGCGGCCTCGTCCTTCGCCAAGTACGGCGGCGGAGAGGGGATCCCCGGGTGCATCTTGGGCGCAGCCTTGTTCTCACGCTCTCCGTGAAGCGTGCCTTCCCGCTCCTTGAGGGTGCTCGGCTTGCGCCGACGGGAGCGTCCGATCTCACCGGCCTTCGGCATATCACTACCTCCACTCATGGATCACCAGGTGACCCGTGTGGCCTGCATCCTACATCGAAGCACCTCTAAAAGGCTAGGGAATCTCGTCATGAACTAACTGGGGTTGCGCAAAGTGATG